GTAGTATGGCTGGGACTCCTAGTAGGGGGCTAATAATGCTCATAAATGTATGATATTGTGGCTAAAGGTACACCCCCCATAGCACCTACCAGGGTTCTCAGAGGTGCTGAGAGGGGTCCCCCAGGGGCTAAAAGAGGTGCCCCCAGGAGGTGCTGAGAGGCAACCCTTTAGAAATCTCCGAGCCTTTTAGAAATCTTTTGTCTCAATAGCTGCAACTTACCCCCAGTCCTGATAGACTATCAGCCTATTAGTCCTAACAGATTACCATAGCACCTTATAGCTACTATTAGGTAGTTAATACAAGATGTTAGATGCTAATAGAGCTATTAGCATCTAACAGTATATACTAATAGTACTATTAGGTACTCTATGGGTACTTAGTGAGGTGCTAATAGTACTCCTATTAGAGTTATTGTTATTTAATCTAATAATGCTGTTAGGTCTATAAGAGTTATGGGAAGTCACCATGAGATACTAGACTTGATTAGTACTTTTTCTCTTGACTAGTATCTGACTTGAGGGTATAAGACTCTCATACTACATACCTGCTTAGGTGATTGCTTTTCGGATAGCTTAGATAATGCGTCTCTTTAGATAGCGTCTTTAATGGCTCCGATTAACTCAGGTACTATTAGAGTACCAGTTGTAACCAATAGCTGTTTGACCCTGGTATCTTGTTTACCAGTTAGGCTAATAGGTGCTGAGAGTGTACATAACGCAGCTAGATAATAGCTGTATGACCTACTAACGAACCTGTAGGATACATTGAGTCTTGTTAAGTCTTGCACTCAGTAGCTAAAGCAAGATGAGCGCCAATTTACCCTTTTATGGCGCTAGTGATAAAAGGTGAGTTCAAGGGCTGCTAACTAGCCATGACTATGTTAGATGAATTACTGTTTAATTGTGCTGATAGGTGCTATCAGCTTCTATCAGTACAAACTAGCCAGTAGTTAACTAAATAACTCAATCTAATAGGTGCTAACAATGAAAAGCAACGTAGTTGCTGTTGAGCGTAGCGAAGTAAAAGCAAAAGTAGTGGGAATGGTGCAAAAAGAAACAAGAGTCAAACCCTGGCAGGTACCTTGCAAGGTGCCCTTCGGATCAATGTTACGAAAGGAGTTGAGTAAGCGATTGATTCCTGTGAATCGTGCTGGACGTTAACCTTTAGTGCTATCAGGTGCTATAACCTGATAGCACCTTTAAGAATACTAGATGTTTATCTAGTGTGTTTAAAGGTGCTATAAGAACGGATACTTCAGTATCCACTAAACAACTAACAGAAAAACAAAAGGTGAAAATTATGTTAACTCAATTCAATGCAATGGGTAATGGTTTCTGGTCACATTTAGAAGAAGCACAAAGAGCAAAGATATCATCTCGTCAAAGATATGGACAATTGATGGATGAGCTGCAAAGCAAGGGTGTTGCTTTCCAGGATATTGAAGCACATATGATGAATGAGGCTAAAAGGTGCGGATTGTACAGAAAGAACCATTGGTCAAAGACTGAACTAGTTTATATGCCTGTTAGTCTTCTCGCGAAGAGAAGAATCAATTGGTATATATGTCTGAATAACTTCCTCAATTGGCTGAGAGTTAACTATGCTTCTTATGATCTCACCTTGAAAGAGAAAGCAAAAAGAGATAATTCGATATCTCAACTCAAAGGAGAGATAGCTGCAAGACAAGCTGCAAAGTCTGGTACTGCTATCATCCGCAAGACAGATGAAAGGGGTAATGTATCTGAAACAATCATCAATGTGACAGGTGCAACAATCGGACAAGTAACCTCTGAACCTGTAGTAGAAGAAGAGATACTTGCAGATCTGCGAGAAGAACAACAGCAAAGTATAACAGCACCTGTTAGCCTTGCACCTGAATTGTCACTCATTCAGGTGCAACAAGTAATCCTTCAAAACTTCAGTGTGCTTGGTAAGATAGCACAGGAGAAAGGAGCAAGCGCAGTCGATGCTTTTAATGCTCTTATGCTAGAACTAGGTATGACTGAAGAGTTGTTATAAGATAATCTTATAGGTTCTACAAGGTGCTAAAAGACTCTTTTAGCACCTGATAGAGTATGTAAGAAAAGATAAAAACTTTACTAATAGGTGATACTACTATGATTAAAAAAGACGGTAATTATTGGATTGATGAAAATAGAAATAGATGGAATGCAACTTTATACAATAAAGAACAAGCTGAAAAGTACTCTAAGAGCTTAATTAGTTGCAGCGATTGCAGAAATTGCAGCAATTGCAGCTATTGCAGCTATTGCAGCTATTGCAGCTATTGCAGCTCTTGCAGCGATTGCAGCTCTTGCAGCGATTGCAGCTATTGCAGCTCTTGCAGCGATTGCAGCTCTTGCAGCTATTGCAGCTATTGCAGCTCTTGCAGCTATTGCAGCTCTTGCAGCTATTGCAGTAACTATAAGGAAAACCCAAACAGATACACGGGAAATAAGATAGGAAGTAGAAAAAGCCAAACTACAGTCTATTGGCTACCAGGACAAACAGAGCAAGTAGTTTGCGGTTGTTTTAAAGGTAATCTCGATCTATTAGAAAAAGCAGTCTTACAGAAACATAAAGGCACTGTATACGAAAAAGAATACATGTCCTTTATTAACACTGTAAGAGCTATTAGGAAGATGGAAGAATCACAGTAAGTTAGTCAATAGGTGCAAACAGAGTGTAGTTTGCACCTATTAGCTAGATTATTGTTTGTTGTTAAATACGTAGTATTTTTGAGGTTGTTTTCTAGACAACCGAATAAAAATGTCTTAGATTCTATAAAGAGTATAGGATAGTTTTGTTGTTTCTTTAAACTAATAGGTGTATAAAATGATTACAAGAGTTAGTCCAACAGTAGTTAGAGTATCGAAGAGACACCTAGCAGAAGTAAAGAGTAACAGATCTGCTAGGGAATTGTCAATAAGCATCTTACAGGGTCAAATAGGTGCAAGGAGATTTAGCTTGCAGAGGTTCATACAAGAGAGAAGTTCTGTTATTCTGTAGACTTACAGAAACACCTTAAATAGGGTGTCTAATAGGCTCTGTATGCAATGATAGTTTAAACATGAGTTACCCTACGTGGTAGGTGCTAGATTTTCAATGTAGGTACCTTGTAGCCTCTTTTTGAGGTATATCTAAAACTAAAGGAGATGAATTATGATTAATGTGTGTATGTGTAAACATGAAAGTCAAGACAAGATGTTCAAGTATTACCAGTAGAGTTAGTGCAACTCGCACGTAAAGAGGTACAAGAGATGTTGAAACCAACAGAAACCAAATAGTTAACCTCTATCGGAGCCTATAAGCACCTTATAGGCTATAGTAGGTGTTAAATCTACTACTCAAATAAGAGGTACTAATAATGCGTATGTGGATGATAGAACCTAGTTTATTGTGCAATCAGCACCTACTAGGGGAACATAATGAGCTTCATAAATTCAAACCTTCATTTGAAAAGAAGTACTCTATAGCCAAGAGAGTATTCCCAATAGTTCAAATAGAACCTCTTATGATGGAGATAAGACATAATCAGTTAGTTGAAGAGATGACTATTAGAGGTATGAAGCACAATAGTCCTTATTTCCTTCCTGATCTCTCTTATCTCCCTGATTGGCAGTTAGAAGTGAAAGCAGATATTAGCTATAACTTACAAGATCTTTGCAATAGGTGTGAAGATTGTAATATTAGAATAATAGGAGAATAGTTATATGAAACTAAGGTGCAATTGCTGCGATGGTATTTATAACTCCTTAGATGTTCATTTTACTAGTGCTTGTGATAACAAATGTTCTCATTGTGTTGATCTTTGTTATAAAGGTCTTGGTATAAAAAGGCCAAATGTAAGTGCAATAGTAAAAACAATATTAAACAACTGTAACAATATAGATGATGTTCTTTTCTTAGGTGGAGAGCCTTGTCTATACATAGACGAATTAATAGACTGTGTGAGACAACTGAAGTCCAGGACACAGCTAAAATTGTTTGTGACAACTTCAGTTCCTAAGATATGTTATGATAATAAAGATAAATTCTATGAGTTAATAGATCTTATTGACGGAATTAATCTCTCTGTTCAACACTATAAGGAGAATGTAGCTGATAAAATAAGACGGACAACTTCATCGTATGATAGACAATCTTTTTATTCTAACTTACCTAATAAGAGTAAAATTAGAATAAACCTAAATATTGTAAAACCATTCTTATATACAAAAGAAGATATATCGAATTGTCTTCGTCATTACGATAAGATGGGTTTCGATTCGATAAAAGTGTCTGAGATACAACATGGAGAAGATGTTTTTATCTCTTTCGAGGAGGTATTTAACTTAAAGATGAAATCCCCATACTCAAGTGGATGCCAGATGTACTTAAATATGAATAAAATATTAGGTGATTTTTCAACACCTGTATTACTAAAAAGATCTTGCTTCTTGTGTGAGGAAACACTAACAGCGTCTATCGCTGATGGTGTGAAAGTACTTCTGAAGTTCTTTAAGAAGAGTAGTAATGGCTATGGCGTTGTATATGAAGATGGGACATTAACAAAAGGGTGGATATAATGTTGTACACAAAAATTCTTAGAAGGGTTGTAAAAGTATTAGAAAGAATGGCAGGTCATTGTGGTGGTGGTCACTGTTCTTAATAGATAATAGAGGTAGCTATGTTCATTAAGGTGCTAATAGCAATTGTAGTTCTACTTTTCGTAATCCTTGTGCTATCAGATGATGACCGGGATAATGATAGTACTAATGATAACCTCTTGTAGAAAACGCTTAGATTGACCTGTAAGCTCATTTTCCTACCAACCTATCCTACCCTACTGACCTATACCTAATCGTTCCGTATAGGTCATCCTCAGCCCTTTTAAGGGTATTCTAGTAATAGCACCTGCCAGAAATCTAGTAGCACCCTGGCAGGTGCCTCTTGTTAAGTTACAATAAGTACAGGGCTTCGTGCAGAAGCCCAAGGCAGCTGCCGTTTGAGGCGATCTAGTAAAGATTCAAACAATCTATAGGTACTAATAGTACTATTAGGTGTCATTAGTACTATTAGTACTATAGGTACTAATAGTATCTATAGTACCCATAGGTCTAATAGAAAAGAAGATAAATAATATTATTAACTTATCTATTAGGTATAGTCTATTAGCTTCTGTATGTGCTTTTAGTACATCTACGAGCACATACAGAACCTAATAGGGTTGAGAGTACTCAAAAGGCTCTCTCTCAAGCGGCGAGGGCCTAGAGGTTCCTAACGGAACCTCGTCTAATAGATGATCTGTATGTGCTTATAGATGTACTAATAGTACATACAGAACCCAAAGGAGCTAATATGTCTAAAAGCAATCTGTATTATCATAAAGATATTGACAGTTTAGTGCTATTAGTACCTCCTATAGAACCTAATAGGTGCTAATGGGTGTGTTGGTCAGACTGGTAGGTGTGTAAGAGATTCTAATAGGATGGCAATATGCTTAGAAAATAATCAAGTGCATACTAGGGATCTTTAAGAGGTTAAAGGAGCTAATATGAACTGTCATAATTGTGGTAAGAATATAACTGATAGTAACATTGTTAATTATCTTCTATACGATGGTAATGAAGGTTGGACTAGAACACCTGGTGCTATAATAACTATTTGCTCTGCTTGTAGATCACCTAATAGAAGTGCTTATAGGTTAGCTACTAAACCCAATAGATGGAAACTATTTATACCTGTTGGAGAGGTGTTTAATGAGATGCTCTAATTGTAGGAATGAGATAACTGATAACCTATTAGGGATATTATACCATACAGAGGGACAGTGGTCTGGTTATTTCAGGGGAGATAATAATGGAACTGAGTATTTTATTACTCTTTGTACTAATTGTAGAACCTATAAGTTTGAAAAAGATATAGGTGCTTTTCAGTCTAAAACACATAAAGTATTTAAACTAAAGCAGTAAAGTTTATTAACTTAATAAGGAGAATAACTGAGTGCTAATAGACCTGATAGGACAAGTAGCTATTATAGTTTTTATTATCTATTCTTTAATTATAAGATCATCCTAGATGCACCCTAAGAACATATTCAGGATAAGAGATAAACTCTTTTTACGTATTAGAAATCCATCGAGTAACTGTAGGAATTGTTATTTCTATGAGCCTGATACTTGTATCTCTTATACTGCTGATAGGTGTGGCAGTATATACGATTCTTTAAGGTATAACTTTACTCTTTTAAAGGAGAAAGTAGATGTTAATATATCTTAAAAGAATAGACACAATGCTATTAGGTGTAAAGAGTAAATCTAACAGTCCTGACCTTTGCTACGGATGCTATCTTTATGATAATTTTAATGGTTGTAACTGTGAAGATTGTTGTTGTCCTAAGCATTATGGAGTAGACCAAGATCAAACTCTTGTAACTATTAAACTAAAGGAGAAATAGAATGAAAATTATCTTAGAGAACACAGAGCACAATACCAAAGCAGAAGTACAACTGAGGGAAGATATTATTCAACCAGGAGTCTTTAAAGAAGTGAAGACTCACTTGTGCAAGTGTGGTGGTAAGTGTGGGTGTTCTGAGATGGGTCATCATGTGTGTAAATGCAAAGAGAAGGAACTACAAGTAGCTATTTGCACTGATACTCAAGGTGAGGTATATGGGTTGATAACTAATGAAAATATTAGTATTAAAGGAGAAAAAGAATGACAGGTTTTAGTTGGTACTCTATGGAGTCTGCCATTGTCTTGTTGAATATGGCAGAAAAGAGAGGAGAGTGGGAGAAGACTTTCAAGGGTTATGGAAAAGATGGTATAGACTTTAAAACTAAGCTGACAAGGAAGGATGAACTTATAGAGGTCTATATAGATGATAAGCTTATCAAGAAGTGCAGTAATGAGGGTGAAGTTCTGGATATCCTCTCAAAGAAAGCTGAGGAATTTTAACTAAAAGTATAACGTTTAAGGAAATAAAACAATGAAGATTCGTATTTTACGATATGGTGTAAGCGATAGCCTTAATGGGCTTATAGATATTCTAAGAGCAGATGGGCATGATGTAAAGAAACTCCTCTTAGGTGAATTGAGTAATTACTGTGGTGTAAGAGGTCATCTTGTAATTAATTGGGGGTCATCTGACAGAGGTAAGGTGAGAAACACAGTAAAGATTCTTAACGATCCTGCCGCTGTTAGAATCAGTAGTGATAAACTGAAAACCTTTGAACACCTTACAGCACAAGGCTTTACTGGTAGGATTCCTGATTGGACTACCAATAAAGATGAAGCTAAAAGGTGGATCACTGAGGAATTTGTACCTGTATATTGCCGCACTATTCTCAGAGGTTCACAGGGCCACGGAATCGTTGTAGCTAACACAACTGATGAGATTGCAGAGGCTAGTCTCTATGTGAAGAAACTTCCGGTTGATAGGGAGGTAAGAATCCATGTATTCAATAGAGAGGTTATTGATTTCAGCCAGAAGAAAAAGATCAACAGAGAAAGGAGAGAAGCTGAAAACATTACTGTCAACACTGATATTAGGAACCATCAGAATGGATGGGTCTTCGCGAGAGAAGGTATCACAGTACCAGACAGGGCAAAAGAGTTAGCTATAAGTGCTGTCAGTGCTGTGGGTTTAGATTTTGGTGCTGTAGATATTGTTATACACAATGATGTACCAAAGCTGTTAGAGATTAATTCCGCACCAGGAATGGAAGGGACAACTCTTGAGCGATACTTCCAGGCTACCCGTCTATACATATCTAGTTGTCAATAAACATAAGTCAGGTTGCTCATTTGAGTCATACCTAGCTGGTTCCCTCTTACAATATTTCAACGAACAAGATAATTCACTTTTTAAACAACTTCTATCTAAGGAGAATACTATACCTATGTCTACCGTTCATTGTGCTGTTTGTTCAACTGATATTACTAACATCCCTGAAGATTACCTTAAAAAACAATACTATCAAGAAGAGTATCCTGATATTCTTATTGGACCCTACTGTGTTTCTTGCTTCCAGAAGATCCGTATCTGCTGTGGTTGTCAGAAGCCTCTTGTAAAAGATGAATCAATTAAGTACTTCAACAAGGGTCTTTGGTACTGCACTGAATGTTCCTCTAATCTCACCACATGCTCCAAGTGTAACTCTATCTGTAGTAAAACAATAGAGGTGAATGGAGAAGAATTATGTGAGAACTGTATCTCTCAACACTATTTCTACTGTGACTTCTGTAAGTCCTATCATAAGAATAATATAAATGTCTTTGATGATAGGAACAATGTAGATGCAAGATTGTTCAAAGCACAGTACCCAACTGTTTCTAAGATGTACCCCAAAGGTATTTGTGGAGAGGGTTTCGGCAAGGCAACTGCTAAATTAAAGCCAGTAGATGTAAAGCGATGTGATAACTGTGGTGATATTAAATCATCTACTGGTATGGAGAATAGCAAGTACTGTAAGAGTTGCTATAAAGCATTCTATAAGTGTGCTGTGTGTGGTGATAAACACCCTCACATTGAGAGCTATAGGGTTGATGGAAAGGCTGTCAGGATGTGTAGAGGTTGTTTTAATAAGTTACATAAGTGTGATATGTGCGGGAATGCTACACATAATCACACAAAGATTGAGGGTAAGTTCAGAACCTACAAGGTGTGTAAGCCTTGCTATGAGAACAACAAGCACCTTAAGGAGTGTAAGATGTGTCTGAATCTTACAGAAATAAATGAAGATGGTATCTGCTACGCCTGTGAGTCTATATATGTGAACAACAAGTGTGGTTATTGTGGTGCTACTAAAGATTTTGATAACAGATGTAGATCTTGTGGTGGTGCTAATATCTACAACTATTCTACAAAACCTCACCTTCACTTTAATATGATTGGTGAAGAAATAGGTGAGTTGTTCTTTGGTATTGAGAATGAGATGACCTTTCAAAGCGAAGAGGATCAACGTAAGAGCCTCAAAGAACTCTATAAGAGTTATGACCCTACAGTGCTTTTAGCTAAGTCAGATGGTTCTATTCGTGGTCCTGGCTATGAGTTGGTTACACAACCAATGACCTTCAAGTATTTCAATAATCTCAACATAGCACCTTGGTTTAACAGGAGTGTAAAGAGTAGCTCTTGTGGACTCCATGTACATATGGATAGAGCTTCCTTCTTATCAGAAGTTCACCTCTACAAGATGATAAACTTTATTCACAACCATACCAAACTGTGTAATAAGGTTGCTGGTAGGGACTATAACGACTACAACCGTAGGATTCCTGGTAAACCATCCCAACATACCAAGAAGGGGTCAGGCTCTAGATACTGTAGGGTAAATACGTCTGGTAGGTCTACTGTTGAGATCAGAATGTTTGCTGGATGTACAACTGAGTTTGAGATGAGGTATCGTGTAGAGTTCCTCCATGCACTGTGGAAGTTTACAAGAGATATTGGAATTAAAGATTCTAATAAGGATAAGTTCTTGTTGTTTCTAAAAGAGGAGCAGAAGGTGTATCATAATCTCTGTAGGTTTCTTAGTGGAACTAAGTGAAGATAAGTATAGTTTCACCTAAAGGTGGAATAGGAACATGCAATGATGAATTTTTCTCTACACTGATTGTTAATAAAGGAAGAGAAATACACCTACATTATTGTATGCCTATAAGCCAAAAGTATATTTCAAGTATTGGGTCAGAGTTCTATAAGAAACATATCATTGAACTAAAGGAGAAGAAATAAGAATGTGTATTGCAATTTATAAACCAGCATTCAAGGTAATCAGTAAAGAGATCCTCAAAGAATGCTTCGATAGTAATAAAGATGGGTGTGGCTTGGCTTATATTAACACAGATCATCTCGGTGTTAAGAGGATCAAGGTATATAAGTCTATGTTCTTCAATAAGTTCTATGAGAAATACGAGAGAGCTATTAGGTTGAATCCTGATAGTCCTTTCATCATTCACTTTCGCATAGCAACTCATGGAACTGTAGATACCTTTAACTGTCATCCATTCTGGATTAATAATAATACTGTATTTATCCACAATGGTATCATCTCTGGTGTCAGTAAGGACGATAAGAAGAGTGATACTCAGATGTTTAATGAGGAGTTCTTACAGCACATAGATGCTACTCTTCTTTTAAAGGATGGACCAGTAAAGAAACTAATCGAGAAGTTTGTAATTGGGTCTAAGTTGGTAGTCCTAAATGTAGAGGGTGATGTGTCTATCTACAATGAGTCCTCTGGTAATTGGAATGATGGTGTATGGTACTCAAATCTTTCTTGGAAACCCATTAATAGGGGGTCAGTAACCTACTATAAAGGGGGTACTACAAAGACTACTTTCTACAGGAAGCACCTGTCAGATGTATCTTATGCACCTTGTGAGGAGTGTGGTACTTATCATCAAGTGACTAATATGACCCCTTACAGGAACTCTATCGAGCTTGAAGTGTACTGTAAGAACTGTTCGAGAAAGATTCAAGATAAGTTCAAGATGAATGCTGTGACCACAGAGCAGTACATTGATTGGAACAATGAGTTGGCTCTGTACAACTAATGAAACTGAGTTTCTATAAGGCTGGTTGTAATCAAGAATCTAAAAGTCTTATAGTTAATGACGATGGGAGGACTAAAGTGTATAAGTGTTTCTTTGGTGATTATTCTCACAACCCTGCTTTAGTAGGTAAGGTTTGGTTTGAAAGGTACACTATATCCCTGATAGAAAAGAAAGATGAAAGAAATAGTTAGACTGTATAGGAGTATAGACTCTCCTAGTGAGAACCCTTTTAGACTCTCAAGGTGTCTAGTTGTAACAGAAGAGATAGCTGATGGTAGGGCTAATAATGTTCTTTATCACGGAGGTAGAACAGGGTGCTGGAGTTCTTCTATTGCACAAGATGCGATAACACTAAAACAAGTATGAATCTATTTATACTGAACTCTAAGGGTAGTAATACAAATATGGATAGATGTATAATGGTAGTTAAAAATAAAGAAAAACTAGTTCTTTATGGTGGGGGGTTTAGAGGATCTAATGTAAGTTACTTTGATTTTAAGAGGAACGCAATAAAACTACATGAGAAGAGAAAAGAATAGACCTTGCCAGGAGTGTAGAGCAGTAGGTCATGATAAGTCCGGTGACCATCTGTGGCTTATGTCAGATGGTTCTACATGGTGCTGTCAGAAACCATATCATAAACCTTACTTCGAGAGGGAAGGAGAACAGATAGTAGTTGACAGACCTAATAGACTGTTAGCATCTGAGGTATTTAATCTACCTATAGTAGAGAATAAGGATAGAGGTATCTTAGAGAAAGTAATGAAGAGGTTCAGGGTACGTACAGAGTTCTCTGAGGAGACAGGAGAACCTGTTAAGATTTATTACCCTGAGGCAACTAATGGTAAACCTATGGGGTATAAGATCAGGAAGTTACCAAAAGCCTTTTCAGTTATATATAGAGAAGGATATGGTAACGATAATGTACCTGATCTTTTCGGTGAGCACTGTTGCCCTAGAAGTGGAAATAGAATACTGGTGTGTGCAGGGGAGGAGGATACTCTTGCTGCCTACCAGATGATGATTAACAAGTACCCCGATTGGGAAGATACATTAGCAATAGTAGGTCTTCCCAGAGGTGAAGAGGGATCAGTAAATGTAGTAGCTGAGAAGCTATCATTCTTATCAGGATTCAAGGAAGTTATTATTGCAACTGATATGGATGACGCTGGAAGAAAGGCATTATCCAAGATCATCCCTGTGGTTGGTGAGTCTGCCAGGATAATAGATTTCTCAGAGAAAGATATATCTGATATGCTCACCAAGGGTAAGCAGAAGGAATTTATTAATGCTTACTTCTCCTGTAAGGAGTACAGACCTTCTTCTATTATCCAAGTAGCTGATGTTCTGGAAGAGGCTGTAACACCTGTAACGTGGGGCTTGAGTTACCCTTGGCCTTCATTAACTAAGCTAACCTATGGCATGAAGAACAATGGAGAGATTATAGGATTAGGTAGTGGACCAGGATCGGGAAAGACGACCTTCCTAAATCAGATACAAAAGCACATCATCTTTCAGCACAAAGAAAAAATAGCAATCTTTGATATCGAAGAAGGACCAGTTATAGGTTTGAAGAAACTTATAGGGTCTGAGATGAGGAAGCCTATTCACCTTCCTGATTGTGACTACGATGTAGATAAGGCTAGGGAGATAGGTAGGTCATACAGCGGATATGCCAACTTCTATGGAGGTGACTCTGAGAATTGGGCAGAAGTGGAGGATGCTATTAGATACTTTGCCAGTAAGGGTATCAGATTTTATTTCATAGATCCACTATCAGCACTAGTAGAGCATCTCTCTTCCTCAGATGCTAATACAGAGTTAGGTAAGATCATGAGAGCTATGAGGAAATTCAGAAAGCACCAAGGACTTACCTTCTTCCACGCTAATCACTTGAATAATCCTCAAAGTGGTAAGGATCATGGGGAGGGGGGTCATGTAAGGGGTTCTCAGTTCTCTGGTAGTAGGCACCAATGGAAGTACTCTACACTTCTATTGGGACTAGAAGGAGATCAGTTAGCTGAAGATCCTGGTGAGAAACACAAGAGGAAACTTGTTGTAATTAAAGATCGTCTTGGTGGTCACACAGGGTATGTTGACTTGAAGTATAATCCAGATACAGGGGTGCTAGAAGAAGATGAGTTCAGAGAGATGCTATAGGGTTATAATAGATGGGTTAGATAGGTCAGATCATTTCGATTACTCCTCCACTGGTGAACACGATAAGGCAAAAAGATCTATTCATATTCTAGCGGAGGATGAACATACAATAGATGATGACATCTTACTCAAGTGTAAGTCCGATGAGTGAAACGGAGGTGAGCGAATGATAAGAGTCTGTCTAATACCACCAGATCATAACATAAGCCCAGATTTCTCTAGGTGTATATGTTTCTATTATAAAAATCCAACAACACACACCAATGGGAAGATAATCAATGCACCTTCACTGATAGGTGTAGAGCTGGGGAACCCTATTATTAATCTTATAGAAAAGAAATGACTAAGTTAATCTTCGATACAGAGTCAGATGATCTACTGTATGGTGCTACAGTAATACACTGTATATCCTGTAAGGATAAAGATACAGGTGAGGTTCAATCATTTCCACCTGACAGTATACAAGAAGCTATAGGTGTGCTGTCAGGTGCTAAGATGTTAATAGGGCATAACATAGCACAGTTTGATATACCTCTAATAGAGAAACTGTATGGTGTGAATCTCTTCAAACACTGCACTGTTAGGGATACTTACTGTATGTCTAAGTTGTTCTACCCTGAAAGGACACAAACAGTTGGTCACTCACTTGATAGTTACGGTAAGCAACTTGGTAGGTTCAAACCTGTGCATGAGGATTGGTCTAAGTTCTCACCTGAAATGTTACACAGGAACGTAGAAGATGTAGAGATTAATTATCTATTATACGATCTTCTAGTCAAGCATAACTGTATGAGTTGGGATTGGGTTGAAGCACTAGAGTTGGAGCAACTCTTTGCATACTATCAGGGGTGGCAAGAAGTAGAGGGTGTGGATATAGATGTTGATCTATGTCATAAGATAGTAGCTGATATAGATAAAGAGGTGGAAGAGATTGATTCAATTCTGAAACCTATGTTACCTAAGAGGATAAAAGCTAAGGGGAACCCTATTATGAAACCATTCAAGAAGGATGGGAGTTATATGAGTAAGGTGGTAGAGTGGTGGGAATGATCATACTGAAGTGGAATGAGAGAAGAGGAAACTATGAAGGCGGATGTCACGGTATACGTGGTAAAGAATTTAGGGGTCTATATGATTTAACCAGATGTGACACCATTGGGAATGAGATATATAGATTCTATGTAAAAGAAGAAATGATGATACACTTAAAGGTGAAAGAGTGAACGTAGGTGATACTGGTTTAGCTATCTACAAAGTACCTGATGGAGAGGGAGAATCTATGAGGTTAGTCTTAGTAAAGAAGGTAGCAAATACAGGGATTGAAGACTATAAGGTCCGCTCTGTACCTAGGGGTACTTGGGGTGGAAGTAGGTACAACAGAAGATTTATCTCTCTCAAGGAGCTAGTGTGAAGCAACTTGCAACCTCAGTAAGACCACGAAGAGAGATGGAAAGGAGAACACTACAGGTTGTAGAGAAGAGAAAGGATAGTGATATTGTTACTAATGAGAGAGGGGTAGTTAGTTTCAATCAGATCAGATGTGACTATGAGGAGGGTATATTTGATTGGAGAATCATAGTCCTGAAGGAAGTATGATACCAGATATAAAAGGACCATTCACCCGAATAGAGTGCTTAGATATTGATCTTAACTCTTTCGATCAAGTTAAGACCTATCTTCTCTCTATTGGCTGGAAGCCTACTCGGTGGAATGTAAGTAAAACTACAAGAGAAATAACATCCCCTAAGTTAACAGAAGATTCTTTTGACTCTATCGAGGGTGATCTTGGTAAACTTATAGCACGAAGGTGGGTTCTCAGGCATAGAAGGAACACTGTTCAGAACTATAAAGACCCTGAGAATAAGGGTATCCTAGCTGCTATAAGAGAGGATGGGAGGGTAGCTGCTGAGGTTATAACATGTAATGCTGTTACTGGCAGGTGTACTCATACTGGTGTTGTAGTTAATATACCAAAAGCAAAACCTAAGCTCGTATATGGAAAGGAGATGAGGAGTATCTTCTGTGTAAGAGATCCTTATGTGATGTTAGGTGCTGATTTAAAACAAATAGAAGCTGTGGTAACAGCACACTATGCTAACCTATTCGATGGTGGAGAGTACATAAAGGTGCTGAACAGTGTTAATAGTATCCACGATTATAATGCAGCTTTGATAGAGAGGGATAGAGATACTGCTAAGTCCTTCCAGTACTCTTTGTTCTACGGAGCCAGAGCACCTAAGTTGGCGTCAATATTAAAGTGCTCTAAGAAGAAAGCAGAAGTATACATAGAGAACTTTTGGAATGGTAATAAGGGGATCAAACTACTTATAGATTACTTAGAGAAATACTATAAGAAATATGGATTCATTAAAGGTCTAGATGGACGAAAGATATTCATTCGAGCGGAGTACAAGTTACTCAACTCTCTTATCCAGACAGGTGCTGGAATTATCTTTAAGAAGTGGGGAGTTCTGGCGAACGAGGGACTAAGAAGAGATGGTCTTCAGTGTTTTCAGATGATGAATTTTCATGATGAGTATGACTACAGGTGCCACCAGGATCATGTAGATGACTCCTCCTTTATAATCAAGGATGCAGCCACAAGGTCTGGTGAGTACTTCAAATTAGCAATGCCAGTGGAGGTAGATGTGAAAGTAGGTAAAAATTGGGCACAAGTTCATTGATGTTCTTAGTGAAGAGTTATAGTAGATTTGATAGGATACCAGACCCCAATAATGTAGGTGTTGTTGGTGAGTTATTTGAAGAGGAGTCTAGATCTATAAGAGTAAGTGATAGAGATTCAGGGTTCTCACAGAGACTATTGTTTCCAGATACTTACTGGTGGTACGATAATAACTGGATCATAAAGTTAAAGGTGAAAGAGTGACAGAAATTTATTTACTGAATAATCGTAAGGAACTGAGAAATGAGACTTACTTTGTTGAGGATGAGTCCCCAGGGTGGCACCCGAAGATGTCTCTGAATAATAGATCTATAGTAGCCTCTGATCCACAGAGAGGAAATATGTGCCTAAAAGGATTCTACTATAAAGGCTCTTGGATAAAGAAACTTATACCAGTATGAAAGACTACAAGGATCTCGCAGAGAACCACTACCAAGTAGTTGATATCATAGTTGATAAACTACTAAAGACAACTCAGTACAGACAGTATAAGGAGTACAGAGAGGAGCTGATAGGTGAGGGTACTATCTCTCTTATGAAGTCAGCAAAAGACTTTGATCCTGACAGGGGTGTTAAGTTTGTAACTTACTGTTCTAAGAGGATAAGTCTAGATGTAAAGAGGTACGTTAACAGGGTACTGTCACAGTATATTAGCCATCATTGGCATATAGACAGTATAGACGAAAATGAGTTACCCCTAATCGGTGAGGAAGAGGAGCAGAAGAAAGATGACGTAGAGATTGATTGGTGCAAGTACGAACCAGAAAGAGAAGTATACAAGAGTATCTACTATCGTGTTCTTCTGAATGGAGAACCACAACGTGCAGTTGCTAAAGACCTTAACATAGGTTATAGTACCTTGAAGGTCTTTAAGACTAGAATTATTAAAGAACTTAAAAAGAAACTTACAGGAGAACAACATGCCGAAATGTAAAGGAAAAGCTATGTGGGCTTTCACTCAACAACCAGACTCTAAGTACAACTGTTGGAAGGTAGCTCTCTACATCGACTCAACAGAAGCTAAGAAGATGATTGATCTTGGTTTGAAGAAACAAGTTAGACGAGTAGACCCCCTGATGGAACCTGATAATGCTGCACTGGGTGAGTATGTAATTAAGTTTTCTCGATATGTGAATGGTAAAGGGAAAGCTGCTGGTAAGAAGAATCCTAAACCAGAGGTTATCAATGTAGATAATGAACCTTTTGATGAGATCATTGGAAACGGATCTGATGTTATTGTAAGGTTCAATGTGTACAAGTGGGGTCCAAATGCTTTTGGTTCTGGTATCGGTACTGATCTTGACGGTATCAAAGTTATTAATCATATTCCGTATGCACCCGTAGAAACAGTAGCTGACACTAAGGAAGAGGAATCTACCGTAGAAGCTGCTGAAGAGGATAAGTGGTAGGGTTCGCTGCGCTTAACCCATTCTGATAGATTAAATAAAAGAACCCTACTAGGTGCTAGTAGGGTTCTAACAAGGAGGAAACATTGAGTAATGAAAGTAAGTGGAGTAGTACATTTCAGTGGTGGGATAACAATCCTCCTGGTGAAGTCATACAGATTCCTATATCAGAGTTAATAGATTATGAATCTACATACACACATATGTTCAACTACCTGAGAGAGAAGGGGTGGACAAGAGAGGAAAACAAATGGAAGCACTCAGCTCCTGATAGGATCTTTAGAACAATACAAGAAGCATACGAATATCAGATCTATTTCTTGGAGACTGTAAGGTGACAACTAGCCACATAGATTTGGACATAGCAGTCTACACTATAGGTTCTGTCAGTGACAATAGACACTGGCTGTACAAAGGGCAGAGGTATGATAGTAAGTCTCAGCTCAATAAGCAGCTAAAGAAAGATGGGGTAGATGAGAGTGCTATAGAGACAGCCATAGAACCAGATGAGTGGGAGAAGGTAAAAGAATCTCTCTGCACCTTCTATGATAATCTAGAGTCTTATCTTGGTTGTGACTGTCAGGGGTATATTTCTGGTAAGGGTAACTTCAGGTATCAAGTAGCTACTATCTTACCTTACAAGGGTAATAGAGATGGTAATGAAAAGCCCTTTTATTATGATGCTATCAGACAGTTCTTTGTTGATATCTACGGTGCTAAATTATCTTCAGGTATGGAAGCTGATGATGCTATAGGTCTAGCTACTGATCCTGAAGAAGATATTATTGTAACTATAGATAAGGATCTTGATTGTATCCCTGGTGTTCATTACAACTGGAACAGGTTAGATTGCTATTATGTATCTGAGTTAGATGCTAATAGACACTTCTTCAAACAGGTGCTAGTAGGTGACAAGACAGATAACATACTAGGTTTGTTTGGTGTAGGTAATGAGAGTCAGTTAGTTAAGAACGTCTATCAGATGCAGACAGTAGAGGAGATGAGAGACTATGTTATCAATGAGTATCGTAGGAGATTTGGATCTCATTGGAGTCTCTTCTATGAAGAGACTTGTTCCTTAGTTTGGATCTTACAGAGACGACAATGCCCGAAGTAATATGTACTAACTGTAGCAAGGTGATTACAGGGAAGAATAAGTTACATGGTCTTCTCTGGTATGGTTATCCCTGGGAGACAAATGGCATGGAAAAGAGTTGTTTTATAACTATCTGTAAGAGCTGTAAAACAGCAGGTATACATGCACGTAATTATAAGTTCTTTAAGGTGAAAGAGGAGATAGTTGAGCTATAAGAAGAGAGAACGAATAGCCCCATACAAGAGTACATTAGAGTACAAAGTAGCCAAAGAGATCCTCACAGAATATGAGTATGAGCCTATAGGAACTAGAGTAGCATACTCAATCCCGCATGAATATGTCCCTGATTTTATCCACAGAAACCAACCTGATATCCTAATTGAAGTTAAAGGATATATGGTTAAAGGTCACAGTGACTGTCAGAAGTATATCTCAGTGCAAAGAGATAACCCAAACAAAGAACTCATCTTCATCTTCTCAGACCCTTATAAAAGGGCGTACCCTCAGTGTCGTGTGAGAAAGGATGGTAGTGTTCTCACATTAGCTGAGTGGTGTAAGGGAAATAACTTCCTGTTCTTTAAGACTGACAGTGTGCCAGTAGAACTCTGTCAGGGTCTGTGGGGTGTCTCTGAGGTGAGGGAATATAAAAGGAGATTGTATGGGAACTAAGTGGGCATGCGGGGAGTGTGGATGTAGATGGGATAGTGATTGGGAGGCCAGAAGGTGTGCTAAAAAAGATAGAAGAAAAGAAGAAGAAATAATAAAAGGATTCAAGGATGCATTAAATAAGAAGAAAGACAAGGAGGTTACGTAATTGCCAAAACGTTTTGATAACTGCCGAGTTTTAGTTCTTTCAGATACTCACGCCCCGTATCACCATAGGGGGACACTTGATTTCTTATCCGCTGTTAATGCAGATTACAAACCTGATAGGGTTATCCACGCCGGGGATTGTGGAGACATATACTCGGTTTCAGAGTACCCAAAGGATTTGGAACATAGGGATACGTGGGGAGATGAGATAAAAGGGCTTCGTAAGTTCGTAAAAGAACTTGGGTCTCTATTCCCAAGAGTAGATCTCCTTGAGAGTAATCATGATTGCTTTGACAAAGAAACAGAAGTACTTACAAAATCAGGTTTTATTCCCTTTGAATCTCTAGAAGATGGTGTGGAGGTTGGTACACTTAATTTATCTACAAATGAAATTGAGTATCAGTTTCCAACAAAAGTTACTAGAGACTTTTATAATGGAACTATGGTGAGAATTAATGGAGCCACCTCTATTGATCTACTAGTGACTCCAAATCACAGGTTGTATGCATCTAGGCAAACTAGAGGGCACTTTAAGATGCAAACAGCAGAGGAGTTATTAAATAGCAAGTGCAATAAGATCTTCACAAAAGATGCAGGTATAAACAACAAACCAGATTATGATATAGACGATACAACTTTAAAAATAGTTGGTTGGTATTTAACAGATGCATCTCAAAAAGGAAATACTATTGTGTTCTTACAGAGGAAATCTAACTACAAAAAAATAACAGATCTTTTAGATTGTAAAGGGATTCCCTATAAGCTATACGAGAAGGATTGCTCAAGGATTACACATATTTGTGGGAAGGAGTTAAAGAAAGTTCCTGAGAATCAAATGGTAATTTCTATCAGAGCTAATGAACTTAATCACTTAGTTCCAAATAGATACAAATTACCAGACTGGTTATACAACCTATCTAAGAGGCAAGTAGATATTCTTCTTGGTGTTCTTATAGAAGCTGATGGTTCTACTTACACTCAGAATAGAAAAGCTCTTGTACTCTACGGAACATACGATTTTGTCAATCAAGTTCAAAAACTTCTTCTCCACTCAGGGTACAGGGCGACTATAAGGTGCTATCGGGGTAAAGATTGGAAGTTAAATATTACAGAGAGAATGGAATCTTGTTCTTATAATTTCAAGAAGCATATTTATACCCAAGAGTATATGGGTTCAATTTATTGTGCAACAGTTCCGAATGACACATTAATTGTAAGGAGAAATGGGAAGATATCTATCACTGGAAATTCAAGGCCGTATAGAAAATCTGTAGTGGCTGGTATTCCAAGAGAGTTTCTAATTAAGTATCTAGATGTTATAAATGCACCACCAGATTGGAAGATACACTCATCTCTTAATATCACAGTAGATGCTGATAGATCTAACTGGACAATGGTACATAGTTTTGGTGGGAGTAATGCGCTAAATGTAGCGAAGCACAAAGCAACTAACATAGTGATGGGACACCACCACAGTCGAAGTGGCATAGCATCTTTCAATAACGGGAGGAGAGTGGTACATGGTGTAGATACTGGTTGTCTCATCTCTGATGTTGGCAGTCCTTATCGGTACAATCGTCTTGATATTGGTAGACCTATTAGATCTGTTGTGATGATCATAGAGGGTGTACCGCATATTATCCCTATGAGATAACAATGGAACGTAATGTACGCATGTATCTAATATGGCAAGAACGACAAGACCTTCCAGGTACTTCCAGGGTCAGACACTTCCCTAATATGAATGCTCTGAATGATTTCCTGTCAGCACTGGATGGTGCTAATGTGAAGTCTGTAAAGGTGCTGGCAGCTATGCTATTAGAAGAGAGGGAAGAGTAATGGTAATCTGGATTATAGGGTATCTAATAACTATCGGAGCTTTTATGGACAGTATAGCTAAAGATAAATAGTATAACCAAATATTCATGACGCTTGCTCTTCTCCCTCTTTGGCCTTTACTTATCGGAGCAACAATCGGAGAACTGATAAATAAATTAGATGGCCAGTAGAGGATATAATGGTAGATTAATCTACCTATTAAAACAAGATCATAAGAACTATGCACTCCTTCAGTTTGGCAATGAGTTTCAAGTAGCACCTAAGTGTATCTATGAGATGAACTTAGATAATTGGATAGAAGATGCTGAGGAGAAGGATGTGTATAGTCAATGGTGGAACTTTGAGCTTGTCTGAAGACAAGCTGTTCTTTTTGAAGGGGATAAATAATGTTGAGTAATATATGGTACTGGCTGAAAGGATTGTTTTCTGTAATCAACAAGGTGGAGCCAGTAATTGATAAGGTGCAACAAGAGTTCAATGAGATCGTGGATGAAGTGCAAAAAGTATCTAAGAGGGTAGATAAAGAATGAAGTATAGAAAGAAGCCAGTAGTAATAGAAGCTGTTGAATACACTGTTGATAACCTTGTTGATGTTAAAAAGTTTATAACAAGTTACACTTATTTCTCTGAAGATACAAAACAGTTGATGATACAAACACTAGAGGGAGATATGTGGGCATCTCCAGGTGATATGATCATTCAGGGTGTTAGTGGTGAGTTCTATCCCTGTAGACCAGATATCTTTGAGATGACATATGAGAGGGCTGAAGAATGATATCAATTAATTGTCCGTACTGTGAGAAGATCATTGAGGTACACACACTGTCCTCTGACGGTCCATTCAGTCTGCACGAACAAGAGAGAATCCCATACCACATTAAGCTTAGTTTAGATGGTACTCTTATGTTCTGTGGTGGCTGTAAGAAAGCTAGTAGATTTGAATATGATTATGTGGATGATAAGTTATCTGTGGTGAAAGGATGAAAGAAGTCTTTAACAAAGATGAAATAAAGATTCTATTTAGAAGATGTACATCATGTAGTGGAAATGGATACACTTTAATCTCTTCTCACGATTGTTGGGGAAAAGACGAGAGCTATCATAGGGCTTGCTCCTCTTGCAATGGATATGGATTTACAATAAGACCTGACTTTGTAAAAGTAATAAAGGAGACTATTCTTTGAAAGTTAAACTATTACACCCTAGTGCTATCTGTCCTACCAGGGGTACTGCTTGGTCTGCTGGTTGGGATCTGTATGCAGTAGAGGATATCATCATAATTCCTGGTACATCTGAAGTTATACCTCTTGGTATTGCAGTAGATGTGGGTAAGGGAAACTTTGGGTTACTGACTCACAGATCTTCCTTCGGATTCAAGTTAGATACCATTGCTTCTTTTGGATGTGTGGACGCAGATTATCGTGGGGAAGTTAAAGTGAAGTTATTCAACTTAGGTGCTGATGGTGTCTATATTAAAACTGGAGATAGGGTTGCTCAGTTACTTATAGTACCTGTAGAAATGAAAGGTATAGAGGTGCTAGAAGAACTAGAGGAAACTTTCAGAGGAGAGGGAGGATTCGGACATTCCGGAGTATAGATAAATGAATGAGTAAAAGGAAAAGAATATACTGTTCTAATAAAACCTGTGTGGTGCGTACATGCTCTAGAAACATCTGCCATCACACAGGTAGATACTATAGGAACACTGATTGGATAAGGTTAGGTCCAGATACCTGTGAGTTATATAAGGGCTTAGAAAGATTTTCTACTTTGTTTCAAAAAGAGGAGATTGAAGAAGATGAGTGATGTAGAGCCGTGTGATCATTTACTTGGGTGGATGTACGACATAGATCAGTTTAGTGAAGAGATGTTTACACCCGTGTATGCCTCGGATCAGATAGATCCTGATGAGTGCTTTTTATATTGTCCTTTTTGTGGAGAGGAATTGTAATGCCCTCATACATCTATCTTTGTTCTCATTGCGGATTAAAGTTTGAAAGACAACTATCAGTAGATATGAGGAACCTCCCCCTAATAGAAGAGTGCCCTAGGTGCCAGGAGTATGAGGTAATTAAGTTACCAAGTGTATGTACCATTAAAGTACCAGAAGGAAACTGCGGCAATGCAGCTAACAACTATAGCTCAACACATGGTGACTCGGAAAATGCAAGAGCTAGGAACAGAGGTGAACCAGAACCCTATAAGAAGTAACTGGTATGTGCTATGTGCGACCAGAGAGAACTCTTGGTGGAACGGTCCAGTAACTAGGAGAGAAGCTAATAGGTTGTCTAACCACTATAAGAACGGATTATATAGAGGAGATATAGAAGTAATTGTTATACAAGCTAAAGATCCAACCTTACCACGGAGGTAACTTAAAGGGGGTGTGGTTGTTCACTAGGAAACTAGATGGTATCTGTGCAAACCTAGACGCACTGAACCGTAGAGTCCTTAGTAGACATAATCATCCCCTTTATAATTTTGAAGAGATCTTTAATAATCACCGAGATCTAAAAGGAATCTATGAGGTATTCAGAACTGATTGGGAAACCTCAGTATCTCTGTGCAGATCGAAGACTAGTAGACTCAGAGTTGAGAGAGAGGATCTCTATCAGTTAGACATACCAGAAGAGAGGATCATATTAGATAAGTATGTATATCCTACAGAAGAGTTCATCAAACAGCAACTTCAAGAAGCTCTTGATAGGGGTGATGAAGGTCTAGTCTTGATTCCGTTAGAGTCTAAGAGAATCCTGTATGCACCTAATTACAATCTACCAAGACTTAAGGTTAAACCAGCATACAATCTTGATGTGAGAGTGACTGGTTTCAGGGAAGGTACTGGAAAGTTCAAAGGACTACTAGGTGCATTGACAACTAACTATGGTGATGTTGGTATAGGGTTCTCAATGGCCGATAGGTATGAACTGTGGGCTAATAGGTTCATAATCAGTAGCTCTATCATTGAAGTTAAAACAACTGGTATGACAAGAGATAATAAAATGAGATTCCCATCCTTCGTTCGTAGGAGATGGGATAAGGATTCTGAAAACTTAGAATGTTCATCATTACTTATTTACTAAAGTCTTTTCTGATTCTATCAGGTGTCATCTCTCTTTCTCTGATGGCACTGATAGGATTCAACTTAATCTTTTATGGGTCTGTATGGGGGAAATGATAGATATACTTTTATTGATTGTAGTTACTATAGATATCTTTGTTACTATTGGAGTTTACTTTAAGAGGGAGAAATATGTTCGTAGATAGAGTATCGTTGTACAAGATGGTGTGTCCACACTGTAATAAAGAGGTGAGTATATTTGATACCTTTTGTAGTAGTTGCAAGAGAAACATGAATGAATATTATTACAGTGATAAAGACTGGAGTTATCCCTCAAAGAAAGACAAAGAGAAAAAGATTGAAGATCCGAAAGCACTAGATAAACAAGAAGCTGGTAACCACTACCGTAAATACAAGATTCAGCCGGTTGAGTTCTGCCAGAAGAATAACCTACCATACTGTGAGTCGAACGTGATTAAGTACGTAGTTAGACACAGAGACAAGAATGGTCTGGAAGATCTGAAGAAAGCTAAACATTATTTAGAGCTGATAGCGCAGTTGGAATATGGAGAAACAATATGAATACACCGAAACTATATTGGGAACAAATTGATAATTACCACCAGAGGTGTAAAGTTCCGGGAGGTTGGCTAGTGAAAGCCTATGAAGATGTATATGCAGATCTATCTAATTATAATGGAGGTATACAGTCTCCCTATAGTCTTCAAGTATCTATGTGTTTCCTGCCAGATCCTAACTATAAGTGGAAAGAAAGTGAGATAGTTTGAGACAATTTAAGAATCACTTAGGTCTATCAGCACTAGATACTAAGTGCATCTTGATTGCTGATGGCCCTTCTAAAAGAATCCCAATAGAACACCCTAAACTTATAACTCTTGACTATCCTGTTGCTGTAGTAAATAGAGTTGGATACCAGTACCCTGGTAGAAAAGATTACTGGTTCTCACTTCATCCTGAGAATTTCTGCGAGTGGGCTGATAGAGCAACTAACCTATCCCGGTGTGCATTCATAGGCTTTAAGGTATCAAAGTTAAATTTATCTACCTATAGGTACATTAACACTAACTATAGGTTAATCACTGGTGGTACATCAAGTCTCTTTGCAATAGAGAACCTAATAGCTATAGGGTACAAGGAGATAGATCTCTATGGTGTGGATATGGATATAGAACCTTATCTTGGTCATAGAAAGTGTTGGTCTGCTTTAGCAGATACTGATTGTGTAATTAAAAACAAAGGTGGTATATGGCATTGGGAAAACTAGAAGAAGTTGTAGCATGGTCTGACGGTAGAGGGCAGTTACATAAGAGTAAAGAGGAGGCTATCTTTGCTGAACTAAACATTAAGCTATTAGATGTTAATAGACATGGTACATTCGTACTGAGAGAAACTGATATCTTAAAACCTCAGTTCCGAAAGGAGATTATAGAACTCTTGGAGATGCTAGATAGTGAAGAGTAAAGTTATGGTGGTTGGTGATATTCATGGGGATTGGGCATCTCTGAATACACTTATAACTAAGAAGAAACCAGATATCATCTTACAGTGTGGAGACTTTGGGTGGTGGCCTACATTTAGTAGAATCAAAAGTACACTGTATAGAGAGAAAGAATGGTCACACACAGGGGTTAAACCACAGGAAACTACTATCTATTGGTGTGATGGGAATCATGAGGATCACTCAGATCTTAGTAAACACAAGGAGATAACTGAGTTATATAAAGGGATTAACTATTGCCCAAGAGGATCTACTATCACCCTTCCGGACAATAGAGTTGTTCTCTTTATAGGAGGAGCTGAGAGTATTGATAGAAGGTGGAGGACAGCAGGTGTTGATTGGTTCGCAGAAGAGTTAATCAATAACGATGATCTAGATAAATGCCTTGTCCACGATAGGGTTGATATTGTTATCTCTCATACTTGTCCATTTGAGTTCCATGTTGTAACTAAATCTGTAGATAAGTACAATGACCCCTCTCAAAAAGCGTTGTCTGTGGTGCTTGATAAATATAAACCAGATCAGTGGTTCTTTGGACACTTCCATAAGAATCAAATAGGTAAGAGAAACAATACCTATTGGGAGTGTCTAGATTATCCTAGGAATGGAAACAAATGGTGGAGGTGGTTATGAAAGTTAAAGTGCTAAAAGAAGCAGGGTTTGAAGAGGCGCTGTTAGGTATTTCATTTAGCTATAATTCTACACCAAACAAGAAAGTAGCTGATAGACTGGCCTGGAAACAAGGAGGACATAATAAGTTCCTCGAAAGTATTATTGTTTGGCTAGATGTTACAGCCCCTCGGTACTGGTGGCAAGAATCAGATACCTACAGACACACAAGTAAGCAGTCCCAAGCTACAATCCATACAATTCAAAGGAGAACTCTTACAGAGGAAGACTTTGTAGATGGTGATATAGACCCTATAATCCTCTCTAGGGTTAATGAGATTATCTTAGAGGGTAATCTACTTAAGATAAAAAGAAATCTCCCAGAAGGGTTCTTACAGCGCAGAGAATGGAGAGTAGATTACAAGACCTTGCAGAACATCTGTATGCAAAGGAAAGGGCATAAGCTACCAGAGTGGCAGTTGTTTATTAGCTCCTTACAGGAGCAATTAGAACACTCTTACTATGTGGTGAGGCCAGAGTGATAGGTGCTGTCAGAGAACAACTAAAAGTACTGACTAGATCATCAGGTTGGTCTAAGGTAAGGAAAGAAGTTATCCAAAGAGATAAGGCTTGTAGAGTCTGTGGTAAAAAGAAGAACCTACAAGTACACCACATAGTTCCTTTTCATATATTACCTCAGAGAGAGTTAGATAAAAATAACTTGGTGACTCTGTGTGGTAGGTGTCACCTACTTATAGGACATAAGGATAATTGGAAAGACTATAATCTTAATGTAGCTACAGATGCTATGTGGATCTTAACTAAGATACTAAGGAGGGTGATTGATTGAATTGGGATATAGTTTCACAGATCTGGATAACTATATTTGGGTGCAGTGCTATATATCTTGTTGGTAGGTTAGACAAGTGGAAGAAGTATGGTTACCTATTAGGGTTGTTCTCTCAACCAGCTTGGTACATTACTTCCTATATTAATGAGCAATGGGGTATCTTATTTCTTTCTCTTTGGTACACATACTCATGGGCTAATGGATTCTATAATTACTGGTACAAGGAGGGTTCTGTTTGAGTGTAGAGGAACAACTAAGCAACTATATTTTTCTCAGCAAGTACAGTAGGTGGCAGGAAGACAAGAACAGAAGAGAGACTTGGAGTGAGTGTGTAAGAAGATATACTAACTTCTTCGAGAAAAGAATCTCAGAGATGATAGGGAACGATGAGTACACTCTGAACACTATTTGTCAGATAGAAGGTGCTATCCTAAACAAAGAAGTTATGCCATCAATGAGAGCACTGATGACTGCCGGTAAAGCCTTAGAGCGTGATCATGCAGCAGGATATAATTGTGCTGCAATTGCTATCAGTCACCCTAGATGCTTTGATGAGATCTTCTATCTTCTTATGAATGGTTGTGGTGTTGGCTATTCAGTGGAGAGACAGTACATCAGTAAACTTCCTACAGTCTCTGAGAACTTCTATGAAACTGACACAACAATTAAAGTACAAGACTCAAAGATTGGATGGTCTAAGGCACTTAAGGAACTTATTGCTCTATTGTATAATGGGGATATACCTAATTGGGATCTCTCTGCTGTACGCCCTGCTGGTGCTCGTCTGCGTACCTTTGGTGGTAGGGCTTCTGGTCCTTCCCCTCTTAATTCTCTATTGGAATATACTGTTAGGCTTTTTAAAAGAGCAGCAGGAAGAAAGCTGAACTCTCTTGAATGCCATGACCTATGCTGTAAGATTGCCGATGTGGTTATAGTAGGGTCTGTAAGAAGAAGTGCAATGATCTCAATGAGTAATCTTACAGATCTCCGTATGTCTACAGCTAAGTCTGGTGAGTGGTATCTGAAGAATCCTGAAAGAGCACTTGCAAATAACTCAGTAGCTTATACTGAGAAACCTGACTTCAGTAACTTCCTTGAGGAGTTCAAAGGACTCTACCAGAGTAAGGCAGGTGAAAGAGGTATCATTAATAAAGTTGCACTTAGGAAAAAAGCTGAGAGTTGTGGCAGAGAACACGATGGTGATTACCTTTTAAACCCATGTGGAGAAGCAGTACTCAGAGACTCAGGGGGTTTTTGTAACTTAACTGAGGTTATAGCTAGACCAACAGATACTCTTGAGGATCTAAAGAGAAAGGTTAAACTAGCTACTATCATTGGTACTCTTCAATCTACTCTTACAGATTTCAGGTACTTACGTAAGATCTGGAAGGATAATGCAGAGGAAGAGAGACTATTAGGTGTATCTCTTACAGGTATCATGGATCATCCTGTGATGAATGGTTCTCTAGATGAGTACTGTAATAAACATGAGCACGAATACCCATCTGTTTGGGAACATTCGGACTTTTATTCATGCACCTCACTAGAAGAAGCCCTGACAGAACTCAAACAAGTTGCTATAGAAACCAACAAAGAGTGGGCAGAGTATCTTCAGATAAATCCCTCCAAACAGTTGACTTTAGTAAAACCATCTGGTACTGTCAGTCAGTTATGTAACACATCATCAGGGATACATCCTCATTTCTCTCCCTATTACTTACGGAGAGTAACTCAGGATAGGAAAGATCCTCTGACAGATATGCTTATATCTCAAGGAGTTCCTCATGCTATTCGAGGAGAGAAAGCTATCTTCAGTTTCCCAATCAAGTCACCTGAAGGTGCTATTTGTGCTAGAGATATCGGGCCACTAAAGCAACTAGAACTCTGGAAGACATATAGAGAATACTGGTGTGATGGTAACCCAAGTCAAACTATCTACTACACAGACGACAGCTTCTTGGATGTTCAGAGTTGGGTGTGGAAAAATTGGGACTCTGTTGGTGGACTATCTTTCTTCCCTCTTGATGATTATGTATATGATAGGGAGATACAACCGTATCTAGAGATCAATCAAGAAGATTACCAGAAGTACCTAGCTGAGTTCCCTGATATTGCTTGGGATAAGTTAGTAGACTTCGAGGAGGAAGATGGCACACAAGGACAAACAGAGTATGCCTGTCAAGGCGGGCAATGTGACCTTGTGTAGCTATGGGGTACAACAGGGGCGGAAAAGCAGAAAGAGAAAACTGGCCTGATGGTCACAGAAGATGCACTAAGTGTGACAAGATTCTCCCATTCTCCGAGTTTCATGCGCTAAAGCATTCTTACTATGGTGGTGTAAACACTGAGTGTAAACTGTGCAAGAAGTTGAGATCAAAGGGGGACTATACAAAACAGTCTATAGAATCTAGATTATATAACTCTGCAAAGAACAGGGCGAAGAAATATGGGAGAATATTTTCTATAGGTATCGAAGATGTAGTTATTCCAGATAGTTGTCCTGTGTTTGGAACTAAGTTTGAGGTTGGTAATTATCAAACATGTGCAACTCTAGATAGAATAGATAATTCTAAGGGTTATGAAAAGGGCAATATATGTATAATATCTGGGAGAGCTAATAGGTTAAAAGGAGATGCAGATGTACTTGACTTAGAGTTACTTCTCAGTTGGATGAAAAGTATCAACTAAATACTTTACTTTTACTAATCAGCGTGTATAGTATCGTTTAACCATCTAACTTTTATAGGAGGACTAATGATGCCAACACGTAGAGTAGATAATAGTAAACACCTTGCGAACTCTAAGAAAAGAACCAGACAGAAAATCAGAGTCGTCAAGACACCAGTAAAACAATTTAGTATAACTCCAGACCCTAGAGTACCCAAGCAGTTTGATGTGTGGATGGGTGCTGTGAAGTTCAAGTTTCAGATAGAGGATCTGATAGAGTTAACTAAAACATGTGCAGAAGTTCTGAATAGAAGTAAGAGCTTCTGGAAATAGTTCGCATACCTCGTATGCTAAAAAGCCCTGATAGGGTCTATCAGGGCTAATAGGTGCTGAATGGAATTTAAGAAATTATTTATATTATTAACTTGTGTGATAGGTCTTTCTTCTTGTGCAACTCCTTATGATGTGGATATTGTAAAAGAGGATGCTAGTATGTTTAAGTCACATACAACAAGTGCAGCTAGTCAAGTAGACTCTAAGGTGCAAGCTATATCTAAATTAACATTTAATTGTACTGATGATACAGCTTCTTGTGGTGCAGCTAAGGCGATGAATAATGTGCTTGTATCTCAAGCAATAGCAGGTATACAAGCACCTGAGTACCAAGGTAAGAACCACAAGACAGGGCTTGATGTACAAGATAAAGCAGTTGAGAAGGTTGGAGATGGCATTCCTATTGCTGGTATGACTATAGTATCTAGATCCGCTATTAACAAAGACAAAGGAACTACCAGGATAGATGCTAAAGAGGGATCTGAGGTATCTTATGAGTACAGAGAGGATCACGCTACCAGTTTAGGAGATGGCACTGCGATTAACACTCCTGGCCCTGCTGGTGGGACTGTAGACACAAGTAGTGGTCATAACACTGACGATCATAGTACAACTAATTAAAACACAAAAAGCCTAATAGGGTTCTATATGAACTCTATTAGGCTTTTCTTATTGGTGCTGTTATTGATATTAGTTTCTAATCAATCACACAGCCTCTTCTGCGCCAAATGCGATAGTTGGAACAGTCGAGACATATTTTTGTACCCTAATATCGTCAATGAAAGCCCCTCCCACGTAATTGGACCCTACGACCTCAACATTAATAGGGTTATTAAATTGCGACGACAAAGTACCAACTTGAGTATCATCAATGAGGAAAATTACAGAGCTGTCTGATTTTATAACTATAGAAAACTTATGCCACCCCAACGACCTATCTATGGTTGTCACTGTCCATTCAAAAGTTTTGTTGTGATAAGCGAACTTTGTCGTTGACCCACTGGTGTAAACACCAATACCAACTTTATTACCGCCCCCGGAATAGGCTCTGAATGCTACGACGTTAGGGGAATCAAGATCATCATAAAAATCAGCACTCAGTATTATGTCAGCCCCAACCAGGCATTCATTGACATGCCTAACCAACATAGTTGCCCCTAAATACTGCTCAAGATTAAAGCTATAGCCGCCACGCCTAGAGGTTCTCGACCTCCCATATATCCCCACTCCCTGAATCCTCCCCCATGTCCCGGCTGTTGTCATCGCATATGCATATGGCACTTCATCGGTGACGGATATATGGTATTCAAAGGCTTCATTTAGTGCTGAGTACCAGATTTTAACTGTATCTGTGGTGGGGTAATAGACCATAGATGATTGGTATATGAGCCTGTCCCATGCATCTAGCCTGTTCATTATCGCTGTATTCGAGCAGGGAGTGAATGTCAAACCGTTATCACTTGTATAGATAATCAAATCCTTCCCGGTTGTATATTCCGCTACAAGGGCAATGTATTTCGATTTTTCCGATATATACGTAATATTTAAATGCCATGCCCTTGCAATCCCAGATGTTGCAGTTTCGTCCGTCCACGTCACGCCGTCAGTTGATGTCCACCGCTTGAGGGAGGTAGACACGGTTGCATTTTGCAGCCAAAGATAATATGTTGATCCTATCTTTACCACAGACGGTGAAACATATGAAATTGTTCCGGTATCAAACTGCATCAGTGATAAAGGAACGCTCCAAGATATTCCGTCGCTTGACTTTATCAGCCATACAGTTTGCGTGGAGCCGACCCTATCCATGTAATAGATCCAAATCTCATCCGTTGATTCGTGATATAGTTGATAAGGATCAAAATTATGACTTCCGCCCACACCTTCACTTGGAAGCGGAACAATCGGATTTGTTAATCCAGAAGGAACACTCCAGAACTCACCATCGTCAGAAACAAGCATTGACGGATTTTCAATCAGGTAACCTGTAAAATTGTCTCCGTGAGGGGTAAATACCATCCAATATTTGTGGCCATTCCACCCATTGGGGAAATATAAAACAGACGGATGGACTGCGTTTCCACCCCCATCGTATGTTGGTGTTGTAAGCGGATTGTTATTTGCGAACGATCCGCCTATAGGCTGTTCAAAATCCTCTGCGAACAAAAACGTATCGGAAATCGACGATGAATCAGTTGCAGCAGCGTTGCCATAATAGCAATAAATCGTAGTGTCTCCACTGCCTAATACAGTCGGCACTTTGATATAAAAAGTGGCAGAAACACCATCTGTTTTCGACTCAAGCCAGAACGACAGATCGGTTGTCCCGTCAGAAGCGCGAAAGCGAATGTCGGAAAAATCCGCCTGCATGTCGCTGTCATAAGCGATGGTGACAAGCTGTTGATAATCAGTGATTACTGACCCTGAGTTGGTGAGTGTGATTGGCTTGCGCTTTGTCCAGGCAGGAATTACTGGCGGGGAGTAAACCTCTCCAGCCCACGAGTATGCTCTGCGCAGGACCGCTTCGGCGGTGCCTATTATGTAGAGGAAATAGCCCTTAGAAGCGTTGCCTCCAAGTTCCCATCCGTTATTGAGATATATACTGGCCTGCATATTCGCGATGATCGTTGCGGCGTCGAGCAACGAAACAGGTTGTCCTTCTCCGTCGAGAGCAAAGAAAATTGACCAAAATTCTGCCCTGATATTTGGCGCGTCACTGATTGATAAGCCGATAGTATCAACCAAATTATTACTTACTAACCATTTCCCTATCAGCCCCTCGCTGGGTAGCCCAGTGCCACCTGTGAGCACCCTCCTGAACAACTTCCTATAAGACTTTCTATTACTCATAGTTAATCAATAAGGTAAAAGATTACTTTAACTTTAGCTGAATTAGTTGCATTACCAGTTAGTGTTATAGTACCACCGTTTATAATAGGTGTGTTCTGGCTCAACAGACCCCTACCAGAACTGGCAGTAATAGTAGTTGTGCCAGACCCTGGTAGATATGGGATAGCATATCCATCCTTGATCACATAAGTTAAACTATTAGGTGGTGTAGTTCCGTCAAATACAAAACTAATATCAGACACCATCCCTGCAAAATCAGTTGGTAGTGTGTACACAGGGAAAGAACCATCAGCAGCATCAGCAGTAAATTGAACTACCCAAGCCTTAGTATATGATAATGATCTGTCCACAGTACCTGTCAACAAACTTCCTACAGCAGTTCCTGCCATATTATTCCTCTCTATAGAGACAACACCTGATGGGGTATATCAGGTGTTGTTAGTTTCAATTTAAATCCTTTCGGGATTCCCTATCTCTTTAGCTCCTGTCATTTCTTTCAGTTCTTCAAGAGTTATTCCCTTCTCTTCTTGCTCTTTTATAAGCACATCTAAAAGAGAGATAGCACCAATAGTTTGATGGTACACAGCAAAAGCATTATCTCTCTGTGCTATCAGGTTCTCTCTTTCTTTATAAAGATTCATTAACTTTCAGTCCTATTGGTGTTAGCATCTGTGAGCATAATGTAATAGGGGGTTCCATCTTCACTGACAATCTTTAAAGAGTGGGTAAGTCCCTGTGTAGTATGAACACAGAGCAAACCACCAGTTTCAGCAGCTACGTTAGGTACTCGCATAAGGTTATTAGACTTCTTAGCCCCTGTATTAGTGAATCTCAAGAATGCAAAGTTAGTTGGTACAGTAGCTTCTGTTGCTATATCAGTGTCCACTTGGATAACAGAACAAGTACCACCAATATTAGTAGATGCAGCAGCAATACCGAAAGTTGCTCTGAGTGCATTAGCAGCTCCACTTACGGCAGCACTAGCTCCAGCAGTCCCAAGAGAAATATGAGCACCATTAACAGTACCACCAGTAGCGACTGATACCCCATTAATAGTAGCCATAGTCCTAAATGCCTCTCCTGAACCACCAGCACCAGAGAAGTACAGTCGAAGGTACTGACCACGCATATCACCAGTGGTGTGTGTACCGTCCAAATAGAACTCCATAGCATTCAGGGCAGTAGCACCGAGAGAACTATTAGCACCACTAGTACCAGCACCTAACAAACTACCTGCCGTGGTGGTCTTTAGTGTGAGCTTATCAGCAATTACATTCCGGAAGCTACCAATATCTTTGTTAGCATCTACTACTACAGCTTTACTTGCAACTACAGTCCCTGCTACAGAACCATCAATAAGATTCAACTCAGCAGCACTAGCTGTGGTGGTAATACCAGCAGTAGCATAAAGCTCAGTGAAGTTATCGTTGATGTTCTTACGGTCACTCGAATTAATACTTACAGATTTCAATACTTTCTTTGCCATTTAATTACTCCTTCGATAAGATTTATATTACTGCTTTCATTCGGTCATATAATAATGGCTAATCATATAACCCCCAATCTAATAAGTCCATTACCTATTAGATCTTATTTTGTTGTATTAGAATAAGAACCTAATGTGTCAGATAAATAATGAATATCAAACTCTTTAACTAATATATCTCCAGCAACTAAGTTGTCCTCTCTGTATATTTGTATATCAAGGATAGAAGATATAGTTGTTATTCCGGACCCAACTATAGGTGGAAATAAAAGCTTATTATTTATAGTTCCAGAGGTATAACTAAAAGTATTTGTTGTACTAATTATAGTTGTAAAAACTGGTATTGTTTCTCCAAGTTCATACCACCTATACTTTAGTTTAAAGGTAGGTAGATCAGCACCTGTTTGAATATAATGTAGGTGAGGAACTATATTTGTACCTAACTTATAGCTATGTGGTAATTGAGCTACTATATAAATTATTTCAGTAGCATCGTTCTGTGGAAATAATAGACCATTATCTGTATAGTCAAAGTCAGGTTTATTAAGAGCACCTAGTCTTGTAGATGTAACTGGAAATCTTAAATCATCCCACACAGAGTTATTTCCAGTACCACTATAGTCAACCTTGTTCGTGTAGATATCTGTGAAGTTATCATTAAGAATCTTCTTATCTGTTGATGGTAAGAAATTATTCTTTATAATCTTCTTTGTCATACAAATACCTTACCTAATACCCACACAGCAAATGGTGATATAAAAGCTAGTAGTCCAACTATAGCACCAGCTTTCACTGTGAAATCATGACTCTTCTGTATCTCCTTATCCTGCTGCTTATTATAATTCTTTAGTTCTTCTAGTGTTCTTGTTACTGATTCATTGAACCTTTGTAGCTCTAGTATGTTCTCGGAGAGTCTAGCAATAATCTCTCTGTTATCTTGCTGTCCTCTTGACACCTCCGATACTAGATCCTTTAAGTCTTTGATCATCTCCATAACATACTTATGTGCCTCACAGTCTACTGTCATCTTAGATTTCCAATTTAAGGTATCTAGGAGGCTCTGTATTAAACGATTAGGTATAGGTCAGTAGGGTAGGATACCTTGCACCTAATAGTTGCTTACAGGTCATCCTAGTGCTTTTCTCTCCCTAGCCTCCTTGTGCTCGTAGTAAGGCTTCCATCCTCCGACAGTTACACCTACCCACATTGCCAGTGCTACGAGTGGATGCCATTGCTTCAGGACACACAGTGCCAAGGCTGAATCTGCTGCCCACTTGTTCCTACCCTCTGCGTAATCCCAATCATGCTTCACGCAGCACTTATGCCAGTTACCCTCTGGGAACTTAGTACACTCCCAATCAGAAGTTATCCAAGGGTACTTCTCCTGCATAGTCTTCTTCAGCTTCTCAATCTGATCTTTCCCCATAGCCCACCTAAAGTTGGAGGAAGTTACAAAAAAAAAAAAAAAAAAAAAATTAACATACTAATAGTACTATTAGTACCTATAGTACTTATAGTCCAATAGATCTAATAGGTTAAGTTAATAATATTATTATATCTTTATACTATTAGATCTACTAGACCTACTAGATGCTGTAAGAACTCCTATCAGCACCTAGTAGATCTCCGATAAATACCAGTAGGTCTATTAGAATTAACTAACGTTAATTTCTTTATTTAACTATCTAATAGATCTATTAGCCTTTCTGTTCTTTCTGATATTTTCTTTTAGCTACCATAAGAGAACTGAATGTAATAGTATCTTTCTTATCTTTTCTATTATCCTTATTGTACTCTCTTACCCACTGATTGTACTTATTGATTTCCTTTCGGTACTTAGAGACACTATCACCCTCTTTAACTCCATCTACTATATTCTTTTTGATCTTCTTGAACTCATTCTCATCTGTTCTATCAGACCACCAAGAGTATATTAGTTTACCAAAAGGTAAGTTCTGTACTGTTCTCCAATCAGGATCTCCTTTAAAGGTAGATATAATATCTCTAAAAGGATCATCTACTATTCCTGTAGGAGGTATGAGAATATCTTTCAGCATAGTCTCAAAGAACCCCTTAGAGAACCCTTGATCTAAAGTATATCTACTCATAAAACCTATCTTCAATAGGTTCTCATGGACGTTATCAGTGAAACTATCAGAACTCTTACCTAGCAGAAATTCTTTTAACTCATCAGCAGTAGCACCTGCTAGAACCATAAGTACTATTAGCTTACCAGTATTATAAGCAGCACTCTGTTTCTCTTTAAGATTCTTAGCAGTTCTCCAGTTATAGACTAACTCCCTATAGATATTATTGAGAGCTTTTATATTATAACTCTTAAGAGCATAGAATATTCTCCCATTACCTGCTCCCTGATATCTAACTGGCATTTCTGTAAGGCTGATAGGTTGCCAATCTGATAATTCATTGAAAACAAAGAACCTAGTTAATTCAGTATTTCTATCTGCTTTAATATCATTAAAAGTTTTATCTGTATCATCACCTAGAATATATTCATACTTCTCTTTGAACTCTGAAAGATTTAATTCTTTAGCTGAGATAAGAGCTGCATTCATAAAAGTATTCTTACCAAATAGATCCATATACTTAAGACCTACAACAGTTAATACTTTATCTAACCACTTAGCTGCTCCCTCAGTTTGGAACTCTTTCATAGAGTGTTCAAGATCTAAGTCCTTAGCTGAAATAATCCTAGGTCCAAACATAGCCCTTATAGTGTTCTTAGGGCCAAACTTATAAATATTAAATGCTTGATCACCTATCTGAGTAATAGCGCTAGTGGGACTACCAAGAGCTGCCATAAGGGAAATGTTTCTAGCAGTAGCTGCTACACCACTCATCCCTTTCTGATTTAACCTAGCTCTGATAGTGTTAATAACGAGTCTAGAATCCTCTGGGGATAAGTCAGATGCTTTCTCCGAGAGAAGAGAATCTATCTTATCAAATCTCTTATTAGGATCTTTCAGTTGTGCTTCTATTTGTTCTAAAAAAGCAACAGTATCTTTCATCTCATCTTCTGTTAGCTTCTCGGATTCTATCTTGTTGTACAGATTGTTTCTCCGAGTTACTAACTTGTGCCTAGCAGTACTGTCAGCAAACATCCTATGAGCTGCTATAATCTCATGTGACTCATAGATGTGGTTCAGTAGAGCTTCTGGTGCTGTCTCATAGAAATGCTTCCACTCAGAAGATACTGTCTCTATAGTTCTCTTCTTCCCTGCTGTACCTTTTATAAGAGCTATAGCTGGTATTCTACCAGTGTTTACCATCTGCCTTATAGCGTGCTCTTTTTCTTCTTTGTTCTTTATCTGATCTATAGACTGTTGGATGAAACTATAGTTAGGGTCTTGAGCCATAGCTTTGATAAGACCATCCATATCCTTTACCCTTCTAGGGAAGTACTCAGGAATGGAGCCATATTCATTCAGACCTAGTTCCTCACGGTTATTATAGATCTTCTTGAGAAGTGCTTCTACTCTACTATAAGAGTCTGTGAGATTATATTTCTTCAGTAGCTCACTACGTTTAGTTACATAATCTGGCTTGTTGTTCATCAGAGTAAGATCTAAAAGATTCTTATCATCTGAGGACATCTTAGTGTAACCATCCATGAAAGACTTTATTTCATCTCTAGCCTTTACGTTAGCTTCTGCTATTGACTGCTCATACTTCCTCATTATACGGAGAATATTAGACCCTATCTTAGAATCTAATTGCCTATAGATCTCAGAGGATGCCTTAAGAATATCTCTTGTGAAAGCTCTGAGTTGATTACCTATGCTATCCTTTGTGGAAGGATTAGTTCTCATAGACTTCACTCTATCCTCCCAAGACTTAGTAGATTTCTTTTTGTTATCTACTAGTGAGGGAGAGATACTATCAGCACCTACATTACCCACATCTTCTTTGAACAACTTAGTAGCTAATGTAAGAGTTTCATCAAGGGCATTGTAGGAATCTTTAGTTAAACCAAGAGCTTCTCTGACTATTGATATGAACTTATCCCATATAGTTCTCAGAGTACCTGTAGGTTTCTGTAGTGGGATCTTCTTGAGTTCTGCTTGGAAACTCTCAGAGCTAAAAGCCTGTGCTAAGAACTCATCTTCATTCAACAAGGCATAGTAGACTTGATCAGATAACCTATTGAATTGCTTTCTGAATGCTTGTTTATTTTGAATTACAAGTCTAGGGTTCCACTCATACTCCCACTCAAGTAACTCTTGTTCTTCTAATGTGAGTACCCCTGTTCTTACTTTCTGTAGTAACTGTGTTACTTGATCTTTTATAACCTTGTTGCTCTTCATGGCTTCTCTAGTGAGTGCATGAATAACTTCATGAAGAACTACAGACTCGTATTCTTTTACTCTTGGATCTATGTAGATATGACCATCAGCATAGAAAGCATTCGGTAAGGAAGGTACTGTTTCTTCTCTCTTGTTCTTATAGAGAGTTACATCTCTTACTTCTACATTATCTAACTTAGTCCCTGATGCCGAGAGAATGATCTTTAGAATACCTTGTTGTACCTTATTGAGTTGTAAGGACTGAAGGAGTTTCTTAGAGTTGACTGAGTAGTCTCTTTTAACATCAGTACTCTCAGACTCTGTTGTACTAGCAGGTGTTACACCCTCACCTTTCAGCACCTCTTCTCTCTTACCATTATTATCTTGTAGTTGTGAAGTAAGATGACTAAGAGCACTCTTCTTAGATGCTGCTTGGTTCTTTACGAAAGGATACTTAGATGCTGCTACTATTTCTTCTTTAGTTGCTGTGTCAGGGAGTTTCTCTATAGCTTCTTTAGCTTTCCTTAGAGTGTTCACCCTGCGTTCTATCAGACGAGTTGGTTCTTTCAGCAGCCTTTCTTTTTGCCCTTCTCTTTCTTCTTGCCTTTCATTTCTTTTTCCATTTTCATCATTTCTTTCTTTGGTGCTTTCTTTTTCATTCTTCCTACTCCCAATAAGTTTCTTTATATCACTCTTCTGTTTATCTTTCTCTTGCTTCTCTTTGATCCTATCCATCAGAGTCTTTCTCTCAGAGTCAGACATCTTAATATACTTCACAGGAGATGCTTCTTTCTTATCCACAACAGGTGTACTTACTTTATCAGGTACAGATACTTTCTTTATCTTCTGTCCACTCTCTTGCATAGTATCCAGAGAAGTAGTCTGACCTACAGTTTTCTTATAGTCCCTAATAGCACCTATAGCCCTAGCAGTTGCATAGGTTTCAAATGATGCTTTACTTTTAGGATCATACTTCCCTGCTGATTCAACAATAGAATCATTAACTATATCTTCAAGATCCTTGTTGTTATCTTGTAAGGATACTCCTGCTTTGCTAGATGCTTTTTGAAGAACACTCTGAGGATTTACTGAAGCTACAAGTTTCAGTTGTTCTTTAGTAACTTCAAGTTTATTTTCTTCAGGTTTCTGATAGAACTCATCAGCATTTTTTCCTTGGCTGATAGCACTATCAAGATCTTTCATTGATTTGAAAGTACCCTGATTAATCCTATCACCATCCTCTTGAGTAGCACCTATCCAAGATCTGTCACCTTTCTTGATAGCTACTATATTATCTTTCTTGTAGACCTTGATCTCTTTACCATCTACTGTAGATACTTCAGTAGTCCAACCTTTAGGGACTTTCTTTCCTGGCTTAGTCTGCTTGGTTTCTATTAGTGCTTTCTGTACTTCAGGTACAGTAGATGTGGTTATAGGTTCTTGCTTCTCTATCTTCTTAGCTACAACCTTAGATTCACTCTTAAGGGTAGTGATCTCCTGCTGTGTACTCTTGATCTCTTTGGTAATATTGTTCTTCTCTTTGAGGTTAGTAGAACTCTTTTGTTTCTCTTGGAGTTCTGCTACCTTATCTTCCTTTTTCATAAGAGATGCTTTGATTGCATCTTTTACTTTGAGAGAAGATACATCTACTGATTCGTTCTCAAAGATGAAGCTAGATACTGTGTTCTGTGGGAAGTACTTATCTATTTCTCTCTGTGCATTCTGAACCCTTACAAGCTCTTTATCTGAGAGGTACTGAGGTTGTGTATTCTCAGGTACTTCTGGTATATCTCTTGTCTCTACAGGTGGAGGTGGGTTTCTGAAGTTATCAATATCTTCTGAGAGATTCTCAAGTCTCTGTTGTCTCACCCACTCAGCTTCTCCCTTATCCACAGTACTAGGTACTTCTCTCTGTTGGTTATAAGGAGCACTCTCAACCTGTGTCTCAAAGAGACTTTGAAACATCTCAGGGACTACAGGTTTAGCATCCTGAGTGGTATCAATTCCAGATGCTGACAGAACCTTCTCAGGTTCTTTGGTGATAACTTCTTTCTCTCTGATCTTATCAAGAGCTTCTTGCCATTGTGGTGTGCTATCGCTACTCTCTGCCTGTTGCTTGGTAGAACCAATAGCACCAAAACCAGCACCAAATAAACCACCACCAATAGCACCCATAGCTGCACCAAATGCAGTATCAGATATACTTGCTGGAGCAGTTGGGTCTTCATTAGATGCTATTTGTTCTATGGGACTCTGAAGGATCTCCTCTAAGGATTCTACAGCAGCACCTTTAGCACCTGCCTCTAAGAGTCTCCCACCGAAGGTAGTTGCTGTGAACTTCTTAGCTAACTCATCTCTACCTTCTTTTGTAACTAAACCTAAAGCCCAATTCTGTGGACCAAACTTAGTCTCAATTGCACCTACAGTACCAGCACCTACAAGAGCTACGAGTTTGCTCTTAGCACTCTCGTTCGCTTGTGGATCATCAAAAATTTGTTTATCCCTGATTGAGCTATATGACGGTAAGGCACTGATAGCTACTGGTCCAAGGTTAGCAACTAGTTGGCCGATACCAGCTACTACAGGGGCAGCAGGACCAGCAAGAGGGGACAGGGCTGTAATACCAGTACCTATAGCTCTAGTAGCAAGCATACCACCAATAGAAGTCCCTGCTTGTCCTGCAACCTCGCTGATTGCTGTTAGTGGTCTATCAGTAATATCTGATAGGGATCTAGTAGCTACAGGGTTATCCTCTTGGAGTTCCCTTCCATACTCTGAGATGAAGTTATCATCACCAACACCAGGAATGTAATCTGAAGCTAATCTACCAACACCACCTATAGTTGAACCTATAGTGTTGAGTGCTGATGCTTTCAGTCCACCTTCTATCTCTTCCTCTGCTACTGCACTCCCCTCTAAGAAGCTCCAATCAAATGCCATTTGTTTTATCTCATTTGTTGTAGTTTCAGCTTGTAGAACTCATCAGTCATATTAGGGTATCTTTTCTTGAGTTGTTCTAACAGCCTGTTATCTCCACCTTCTACATTACGAGTTGCAAAACCCTTAACGTCAGACAGGACAGACCCTATTGCACTTCCACCAGATGATGGTTTATTTCTACTATTCATTTCCCAATCAGAAACTACAGATTCAAACTGAGTGCCTTTAGTTCTCTCCTTAGCCTCTCCAAGAGAAAGCTGACCAGAATTAAGAGCACCTTGGATTTGTTTAGAATACTCCCCAAACTTTTCTGGTGATACACCAGTGTTCTGTTTGGTGCTAGTAGTAGGTTTCCCCTTTCCAGTAGCTTCCATTACGCTCTCAAGATTCATTCTACCCATAAGAGTTGCAGCATCTTCATCTGAGAATGTCTTACCAAACTCAACCTTTAGTTGTTTCTTGAAGGATTTTCTTTGATCTTCATCTAAAGTTTCATACCGATCTACACCATCTTTAATTGCAAGCCTAGCTTGCTCGAATGGTATCTCTCTCTGAGTAGCTTTCATAGACTCTATGTACACCTTAGCTACTTCCGGTTGCATCACACTAGCTTCAATGAGCATCTTATTTTCATCAGAGGATTTCTTATACATCTCTGAAGATTTTATCTCTTCTAACTTCTCTGCTCTCTTTTTCTTGTCAAGATCAAAAGTTACATTAGCTATAGCAACTGCTTGATTTACAGCAGCACCTTGCTTAATACTCGCTTCTGCCGCTAACAGTTTACTTTTTCCAGCAATAGCCTCATCAGAATACTCATCCTTTGCTCTCTGTCGAGCAAGATCATCAGCATATTTTATTTGACTCTGCCTATCTTCCTTCTCTATACCATATCTTTCTACTTGAAACTCATTCTGCTGTCCCTGTCTAGTGGTTGCTAATTTATCAGCATACTCTACATTAGATCTTTGATTCTGCATCCTGAGAGACTCTAATGATTTTTCCCTTTCATATCTAATTGCTGCTTCTTGAGAGTGCCAATCCATCTTAGCTTTCTCATTTAACATTGCACTATAATCTGAAAGACCTCTGCCAGCACCTGCTAACGCACCTAGCATTCCCATTATCGTGCTCCTCTCTGCATACCCTTTTGCTCCCTCTTACGAGCGTATGCTTCCATAGCTGTAAGTTGACCGGGTGCTGAGGGAAGCCCTGACTTCTGTGCAGCTTCAAGACCTAATGCTCTGTGCTCATCGGACATCATAGGCTCTACTTTCTGCTGTAATTCTACAGGATCTATAGAACCATCTGATAATCCTCTCTCAATATAGGATTGGATTGTACCTTTCAAGATAGGCTCAACTTGTTCAGCAGTTTCTATCTGAAAGATACCAGCAGCATTCCCCATTTCGATCAGATCACCAACTAAAAACTGAGAAGCAGCTATAAGAACCTCTAAGCTAGGCTTCTTCCCCTTGGTTTGAATTGCTTGTTCCATCTGATCATTAATCATTAAAGCAACTTGTGGTACTAACTTCTCAGGGTTATCACCAGACTTCAACATATTCATAACTTGAGGTTGTGTCTTAGGACCATGAAGAATCTTAGATAACCCCATAACATATGTCTTTATTTCTTTTTCTGTTTGTGGATCTAACTTTTCTTGCTCCACTTGAGGCTCCATTACTTATCTCCTATAGAAAGAGAACCTAAGATTTCTTTCATCTTATCTCTTCTTTCATTGTACTTGTTATGAATATCGTCCCACTTCTTTTGATGTTGCTGCTTAACACCAGCAATGGCACTTTCTGCTTCTGATATCTGTGCATCATAACCAGCTAGTGTACCCTTAGCTTCCCCTATTTGATTAGCAGCAGCTCCTAATTGAGAGCTTGCAATACCTAATTCTTTCGCTATAGACTCTTGAGCTTTACTTCTGTACTCTGATTCTAATGTAGCAGCACCACTTCTTAGTGGGTCATGAAGTTCTTGGTTTCTATAGTCCTTGGCCATTACATTCAAGTACTTATTATCATCAACCCAAGTTGCAAATAATCCCCTCTTACCTACGAGTTCATTAGCTGCATCTCTTGGGAGATAGTACGTAGCCTCAATAGTATCATTCGGACCTATAACTCTGATAGGTGTAAGAGTGCTCTTAAAACCACCCCATGCTTTATCAACAGCAGCATTTAGTTGTGGAAGTTTTGTACCAGCAATCTGAGCCTCTTGACCAGCTAGTTCACTATAAGCACCAGATAGTTTTCCTCTTACATCAGCAAGTTTAGATTCTTGCTCGGATACCTTAGCCTTGTATTCAGACTCTTCCTTTCTTATCTGATCAGCAGCAGGTCTTGTAGTTGAAAGACCAAGGTCATCGTACCAGTTAATAAAAGTACCTCTGCCTATATGCTGCTCTCTCTGTGTATTACCAGCAGTTCTCTGCACTCCTTGACCAGTATCAATAGATTCTCTCTGTGCTCTTAGCCCTGCATTCCTCAGTGCGCTCTCAGCCATTAAGCCACCTGTTCTTGTTGTTGCTTCTGAAGTTGCTGGTCAATAGTTGGGTACAACTCACTCTCTTGAGCAACCACTTGCTGATCAATAGAGGGTGGAGGTGTACCTTTCAGAGTACCTTTCCTAGCTGCTATGGCTTGCTGAACAGCAGATGTTTGTCTTTGTCTCATCTGATCTGTCAGTTGGTTATTTACATTATACTGTCTGGTCTGCTCATCTAATTGTTCTCTGCCAAGTTTATATTGGAGAGCTGCATTAGATTTAGATGTCTCTGCTTGCATTGCTGCAATAGAAGCCTGAGTTCCATTGTTCAGATTAGATAGACGTTCTTGAAGTTCTCTATTAGCTTGTTGTTGTCTCTCAGCAGCTTCAAGCTCTTTATTCTTCATATCTTCAAGAGCAGAACCTTCCATAGCCTTTCCACCTAAATTAACTAGGGCAGATCCTATTGTCCCGCCAGACCCCTCTAATCCCTTTCCAATAGCAGTCCCTATACTTGAGAGAGCACCACCACCACTAGATGCTGCTGCACCCCCTGCAACGTTAGCAACTCCACCACCAGAGCCTGAAGATACGACACCTGCTGCTGCATTCTCAGATGCCCCTACAGAAGCAACTACACTTCCACTACCAGCGCCTGAAGCCCAAGCACCTATACCTCCTGTCACAGCACCACCTATAGCGCCAAAGAGGATACCCTTACCAATAGAACCCCCTGTGACTGCTGCTGTTAATCCACCGATTGCTGCACCAATAACAGCACCACCAATCACACCAGCTAAGATTGCAGTCATACCTGATATCACAACAGTTGTGCCAACTGCTGATGCAATTGCACCTATAATAGCACCACCTACTGCAACTGCCATTTTATATCTCCTTCTGTCACTGCATACAGAATTTGATCTGTAGCAGGTAATATACAAAGTTTCTTAGCACCTATAGATTTCAAAAAGAACCTTAAGTCCATACGATCCTTTTCAATAAAAGCTAGGAAGACTTCTATAGTTGTATTTCGCTTAACCCAAAGACCAGCACTAAGAAAGAACTCTTTCATACTTTTATCCCTAGTTGATCCGAAGGTATGCATCTGACACTTTCTTCTACTTATAGGTTCAAAGAGTATTGCATGTTCATTATTCAAGAACCACCTGTGGCAAAGAGGACTCTTATCTACAAGATCATTATGTATCTTTGAGTGTAGCCAATCATGTTCTCCATATTGAGTTGCAGCTATCTCAAAGAGTTTTGGGAGATCTAATATAGTACAAGGTTTTATCATGTGGATATCGAAATAGGTTCAAGATAAGTATCTACAAAGTCCGATAGATCTACGCCAGAGGATGCACCAATAAAGTTGATACTATTAGATGCAAGTGTTTGTAATTGAGAGATAGTATTCTGTAGTGCTGCTGAACCTAAGTTAAGAAAATCAGGATCAGTCATTAAGTTCTCAACAGAGATCTGATAGTTCTGCATGATACTAGATGCTTGCGTTCTGATGCTTGCAGCTTTCTCTGCTGTTACTTGCTGCTGTTGTAAGATCTGCTGATGTTGTCTATCAAGATCAGACTCAAACGTTGCATGTTGCTGTTGAAGATCTTGCAGGAATGTCTTTGATTGTTCAGATGCTCCTTGTATCTTCGAGGTAAAAGCATTCTGAATATTCTGTTGAGTCTGTTTAATAGCTGCATTCTGTTCTGCAAGACCACCAGAGACTATAGCTTCTGTTTGGATTGTCTGAGTATTATAATCAGCATCTTGCTTTGCCTTAGCGAACTGATTGAAAGTCTGAGCATCCTGTTGTGCTATAGGTAAGGCAGATTCTATTGCTGCTGTTCTTCCAGCCTGAGCAGCAATAGTTGAATTAAGTAATCCTCTCTTACCCGAATACTCTTGTGCTTTCTGCTCCTGTTGTTTTATATAAGGGTTATCAGATGCTAATAGGGTCTGAAGTTGACCAGCTACTGTTTGCTTTGCATTATCTATGTATGAAGCAGGTTCTTTATAGTTTATTGTATTACTGAGAGTACTACTTACTTTATTTGCATCGTAGTCTTGAAAGTCAGTGACACCTCTTTCAGACTCTGTTTTTGCTATATCACTGTAAGCTACTCCCTGTGCTTCTGCTACATCTTGAGCACCCTGGGAGATGCTACTAGCTAAAGCTCCTTCTGCCATTTATTCCCCCTCTAAGAACACATTCTTAAGAGCTTCTTTTTTAATCTCACCAGCTTGCCAATTGTTCTTCTTGAACTGAAGGTATGCTAATGCAAGACCAGTTATCCCTGCTTTATTTAGAACTACCTTTTTATTCTTTAGACCATCAGTACCTTTCTCAGCAGTCTTCCAGCTCTCCGTGTAATTAGACGGAAGTAAAGGGAGCACAGAGAACATACCCTGGATGAACTCAGTGTCAGGGTAATATAAGTTTCCATTGAAACTAAAAGGTTGCTTATCAGCTTCTTCTACTTCTTTATCTATAGCTAAAAGATTTCTTTCTAATTCTATATACCTATCAGTTGAGGGGGAAGAGAATGTGCTATTAGTGTACGTCCAATTAATCTTAACATCATCTCCACACTGAACCCATTGTATGGAGTTGTGATATTTCCCTGATGGATTGTGATCTATAATTTCTAAAACAGTATTATCACTAATTCTTGCCCACTTCATATTAATACTCCGTTACAATAACGATTCCGTTAACACCAGAAGCACTAGTGTAATTACCTGAGCCTCCTGTTTCTGTGCCAGACTGACCACCAGCTCCGTATCCACCATCAGTCCCGCCACGTTTTCGGCCACCACCGAAGTATGAAGACCCCCCTGGACCACCAGAGGTCGCCGCCGGCGAACCACATCCACCACTAATATTAATATCACCACCAACACCAGTACCACCACTTACTGATGTGGTTCCACTATTACTGTTTGCGTAGTTCAAACCCGCAGACCCACCTGTTGCGGAACAGTGGGCACCAAAAGAAGATGTACCCCCTGTATTACCGTTTATCGCTGTAGCTACTGATGCTCCACCAGCTCCAACTGTAATTGCTTCTGTGGTAATACCGGAGAGTGATATTCTTTTTCTTGAGTATCCCCCAGCTCCGCCACCTATAGCATAATTCCCACCTGCTCCTGACCCGCCGCCTGACCCGCCTCCACCTTGTACCTCAACAATTACAACAGTAGCACCAGATGTTGGGGTATATGTGCCGTTAGAAGTAAATACTTGTACTGCCTTTGGCCCAGCCGAGACAGCACCCCAAGATCTCGTTCCGCTAATAGTACTAGAGAGGGTATATCCATCAGCCGCTGGATTACCCAATGAATTTTCTTTCAAATCTAAAGCTGATTGAGTAAGAGTGCTGATAGGTTTATTAGCATCACTCGTATTATCTACATTACCGAGACTAATAGTGCTTTTAGTTATAGTAATAACAGGATTATTAGGATCTGTATTATCTACACCAGTACCTGTTATTGTTTGTAGTCCTGCATCCGCCTGAGCTTTAGCTGCCCAATGCTTGGCTGAATACTTACCTGTAGTTACCTGTACATCTTCAGCTTCTTCCGCCCACTGTTCTGCTAGTGCAGCTTTAGTAGTAGCAGTACCAGCAGATGTACTAGCAGAACTGGCAGAACTAGTAGCGCTATTAGCACTACTAGTTGCACTTGTTCTATCTAGTCCTGTTTGCACTCTATCAGCAGCAGTCTGAACTGCATCAGCAGCACTAGCAGTAGCAGAGGCTTCTGCTGCGGTAGCCCAATACTCTACATCAGCAACCATCCCTGATATGTCTGTGTCTGCTAATTGGAATGCTGAATCTATTGCGCTATTAATCGTATTCAGATCATCCGCGTAAGCAACATCCCCATCAGAGACTTCCTTACCAGATGGATTATAATATTTAGAAGTCATGTATTCCCTTTATAATTGTCGCCCACAGATTTGAAAGTCAGTTATAAAATTCTGGACAGTATGTTGTCGTTTGTATGTTTCAGTAGTTCTAATAGATATACTCATATTTGCACCAAGACCTTGGATTGGAAATTTAATTCTATTGGTGCTCTCAGAACCACTATATCTCATAGTACCCCAAAGACCCTCACCCCACCTAGCTCCAGCAGCTAAGAGGTCAATACCAAATATCCCAGACCGAGGTACATAACCGGAGAGATAATCAAATGCAAATCGAATATCCACTGTAAGATCGCTGATGGAAGCTATCTCAAACAAGACTTCTTTAAATCTCTTCCAGTTCCTTGGAGACTTATAATGGTAGAAAGCTGTAGTCATTAATGTACTTATTGCACTTCCGTCGAAGGAAGTACCTGAGTCCATCTGATATACATACCCATCGGTAGAAGCAAAGAAGATAACAATATTTCCATTTGTATCCTCACCTTCTGTAACTTTCAAAACAGGTTTTATAAAATCTATAACTGTAACTCCCCTCAGTTTCTTATTCAGAAATGAGAAGTAAAGTCCACCACCATTAGAGAAATACAATCTATATTGATTCAGATCTCTAGATACAGTAGCACATGTTATAAGTTGCTTATTATTCTGTAGTGTTTTCTGTACACGCTGAGAGAGACTATTAGCTTTGAAATCACCATACTCTTGCGCAGCTTCTATACTAGATACACCTCTATCATCCATATAGATAATAGTGCCAAATATCCTCTGAGCTGTAGATGAGAATGCTCCTGAGAAGTTAGAGTAGGACTCAACTACAAAGTCATCAGCAGAGTAACCATTAACAACCCTAATAGCTTCGTCGCAAAAGACGACCAAAGAGTTACCAACTGAGGCTATCAGGTTCGTTATCTCTCTACCCATTCCAAACTCACCAGATGATGTAGTCCAATCTGTTGGATCACCAGCAGTTGAGTATTGTAGACTACCCCCTGTATATGCTAACCAGAGTCTATCATTGTGTGCTATCAGATTAATAGGTTTATCATTAGCACCTATACCAGCATTGTTTATTGTAGTTACTGTAGAACCATCATAAGATCTTGCCTGATTTACACCATCTACCCAGAACATTGAGAAATCGTCTGGATCTCCTGTGAAATTATAATTAACAAACTTATAGTTTCCATTAGGATCTAGCGGATCTCCTGAAGTATCTATCTCATCCCAACCTGTTGCTGTAGCTACATACATGCCTGCCGTAGCCCCACCTACTTTGTTTCTAAATGCGTAGACATCTCCTTCAAATATGTGTACACTAAGAACAGCACCTGTACCTGGGACTTCTGTAATCGCAGCTCTCCTAGTGTCCTGTGCCGAATGACTCTCATCTGTCGCCCCCACAGAGGATGGCTTTGCAGTCCCATCATATCTCTCGTAGCCCTTCACAGATATGTATCCGCCCTGTGAACCCTCTACGAGTTGATAGTTATATCCTGATATAAGCTCTCCACCTTTCAACTCTATGGAGCTTACATTCTCATTTAAACCCCCATCCATAATAACAGGTTCACTTCTAACAGGGGCGAATCTTACTCTTCTGTTTTTCATTTTTAAGCTATACCTGTTACTCTTATCTTCTTCTCTGGTAAGTACGCTCTTTGCAGCGCACCGTAAAGTTTTGCATGATCGTATGAGTACTTATCATAAATCTCAGGGGTACTCACAGCAGCACAATATTTAGAGACTGCTTCGTATACAATTACGAGATGAAAATGAGATGGCATCTCAGGAGTGTCACTATCAGTTACAAGTGTCTGAGGTTTCTTCTGGTAATCTATTCGGACTGCATAGGTACTATCAGGTCTGTTAACCACAATCGCTTCATCATAAGGTCTAATAGTCCACTCAGATATCTTGTTATTATCTGCTGCTGTATCGTTTAGGTGGCGATAAGCCCAGTTATCATAATCGAGATAATTAGCTGGTTTCTTTTTACTATCAGTATCTGTCCAATAAAAAGTATCTTCTCTCCATTTACCTAATCTGTGGCTAGAAGTGGCAAAGACAGTAAATGGTGTGTATACCTCAGTTCCTACAGCCACATTAAAAGTAGCTTGACTTCTCATCCATCTCCAATCATCCCTGGAGTTTTGAATATCGAGCCAAGCATCAGACACTACATTAACGAGATCTACTTCAGCACCAGCAGCACCTAATATAGAAGAAGGACCAGTTCCTTGCATTCCTACTCGACCTCTTACAGCCCTTACAAGCTCGATAAAAGTCATAGCTTATTTCACCTTGGGTTTTCTTCCCACGTATTTCACAAAAGTCTTAGTTGACGGTTCCATCTTTACTTCTTCAACACTCTTAAGTGCAGACATATCTACTTCAACTGATTTAGTGTTATCTTCTTTTTCTACAACTTCCCAATCATTTGATTCTGATTTGAGCTTTGCTTCTCCGATTACATAAATACCACCATTAAACTTACTCTTAACGGTGAACATCTTTTCATTTCTCAATTCGACACCTCAAAAATGCAAATAGGGTCTATTAGACTAATAGACCAATAGACCCTATTTTATTTAGCAGTAGCACGTAGCTACTGTCAGTTATTTATTACATCAACCAGGAATACAGACTGCTTCTACGAGAGCTGTAGGTTGAACTACAGCCCGGCCAAATACTGCAAGTCCTCTCATGTACTCCCCGAAACTATCGGGAATGCGAAGGCTTTCGCTCTTGGTCAACTGAGCTGCGAAGCTCATAGCCTCTTTAGTACCTGCAAGTACGTAGAAGAGAGTAGCAGTACCTTCCGTAGCAGTATACAGGTTGTTAGTTTGGATGACCTTTGTACGATCAATCATACCCACAACACCAGTGCGGAGAACACCAGTGCTGTCTCCGGTAATGTCAGCAGATTTGAGATCACCCTTTTTCAGACGAGCGCAAGCCCACGCTGGCATACAGATCCAGCGATCAGCAGACGGGATGTTTTGTTCCAATTAACCTAATAGGTTATCAGACTATTACTTTAACTTGCGTTTACACATTGTTTAGTCTTTGCATCTTGTTCTAAGTAACTTACCATTTCATTAATGATATAGTACTTCTTGTATAGACACATATACACACTTAGTTTTCTCAAGAATGATATGGAAAACATTTTATGTTTCTTTCCTAATCCTCTTCTCCAAGTGTAGTTATTATAATTTGGTTTTTCAGGATTTAGGTTAGCTCTAGCAACATTTCCCTTAAAAGCTTTTTGAATAAAGTGAAGTACATGGATATCTTTTTCATTTGCTACAGCAGATACCCTTAAGTTGTAATTACTTTTTTCTCCTCTAATTCTTTGTCTAAATTCAAAGTGACCATCACCTGCTAAATAACCAGCAAGCCATGACCAAGAGGGGTGCTTTGGTTGTTTGAGCCATCTAGAGTTATCTCTAGAACATTTTAAATAAGCTCTAAGATCTTCAATTTGATTGTCTGTTAGAACTAAATCTTTTATATCGTCGTGAATAGAAACGATATTATCAAAATGAGTACCTTTTATTCTTAGATGTTTACCTATTCTATTAAAAAGAATCTTAGAGTCCTTAGTTCTCATTACCCACCTGCAAGTAGATAGATGAGTATCTTTATCTCCATTACTATAGATAAGAGTTCCAAGACTAAAGTATTCTTTTATAGATCTTAACATAATAAAATCAGGATCATTAGACGCAGATTGAAGAAGACCACATTGTATTTGTAATCTATTCCTACAAAAATCTGCTGATATATACCCATCTGAGTCTATTAATCCAGCTAAGAATTTATTTAGTTGTTCTGAGTGATTCCTATTTTCCTTTAATTGTCCAGAAATTAGTTTATAACCAAGTGTATTTGTGTTAAACAATTATCCCTCTCAACGAGTTATATAAACATTGATTCAGATTTTACTCTGTTATTTAAATGTGTTTTGATTGGACAAACTTATTTATCCAAGATTACGTTAACATCTACAATGAAATCTGTAGTGTTGTCAGCAGTCAGAGAAAGAGCATTAGAACCATTAGTTCCACCAGCAGCACCCATACTGATATTACTCAGTACACCTGCGGTAGCACCTCTGTTGTTGCTATCAGCTTTACCAACTGCATAGGTGAAACAGTTAGTATCAATAGAAATCTTAAGACGCTCTGCTGCATCAGCAGCGAAAGTGTTCATAAGATTCAGATCGGTCTGAACTTCATCAATATCATCAATACGGAAAGACCAACTGAGTGCCTGGTCAATCATCAATTCCTTGTTTGCTTTCTCAGGAACTTCGTAAGTGAGAGTACCACCAACAACATAAGGGTTGATGGTGATAGCAGGGGTGGTCCGAATAAGAACCTTGTCTCCTTGGGCCTTAATTTCGCCCTGATAGTCCGTATTAGAGATCTCCGAGAACGCAGTCATTGCGTAGTAGTTACGAAGAACCTTTTTACTAAAAATTATGGGAGTAAACTTACTGGTTCCATCAGATGCATAGGTGTTGTAACCAGAGTCACGAGCGGGGCCATTAGCCATAATTGTTTACCTCAATATGTTTTCTACCCAATAATCCTCCCTTCCATGAAGGCTTTATCGAATATCATTTCTTTTTGTTTAGCTTCTTTATCTTTGCCTCTATATAAACCCTTAGATACATCATCCATGAACTTAGTGTACTCCGAGATACTATAAGTTTCTTTCTTGTTATCATTATCCATATTCACGGAGCCCCCTTTAGTTCCTACTGGTGTTATATGTTTCTTAAGGATTTCTTCTTTATTAGGTGACTTTTGAGACTTGTATTCCAGATAGAAGGGAGCTACAAGTTTTGCCTTACGTGATTGCACAGCAGACGCAAACAATTCTTTCTTAGTTACACCTTCTAGTTCATCTACTTCTTCGAGATACTTTAAGAACTGAGGATCAGTATCAATATCTTCCCAATCAGACACAAGAGAGTTCAGGTTGTGTTTAAGTCTGTCGAAGGATTCTGTTTCCAGAGCTTCTTGACTCTTTTTGTACTCCCTCACCTTATCTTGCTTAAGTTGCTTTAACTCTTCTTTGATACCTTTCAGTTCATCACTATCTTCAGAAGGAACAACTTTCTTTACTGCTTTCTTAAAGACATTAATAGCTTCAGGTCCAAGTAGATCCTCATCCTCTTGTGAGAAGAGATCATTAAAAGAATCTTCTTTCTTTTGCTTGGAGATCTGTTTCTTTAGTTCTACCAGCTCAGAGAGAACTACTTCATTCCTCTCAGATAAGGTAGCAATGTTAGCCTTAAGATCAGCATTATCTTTCCTGAGTTGAAAGATTGTATTATCAGCAGTAGCTTTGAAGTTAGTAAATCTTTTCTTCCAGTCCTCTTGAGGAGGGAGTTGAATATCATCTTGCTTAACTTCTACTACTTGCACTTCTTGTTCTTGACCTTGTTCCTCGTTTGTCTGCGTCTCTTCAGCAGACTTGAACATCAACTTCTCAGCTTCTTTTTCTTCTCGTTCAAGTTTCTCAAAAATCATTAAGTCCTCCAGTGTAATTCAAATATGTTCCCTGATAGAACCTATCGGCCAATAGATCTATCAGGGGATACTCTATTACAGATTGTTGGTGTTACACTTCCGTTATGGAAGTAAGTTGATAATTAAGGTAAGCATTTGTGCTTTACCTCTTAGTTCCTCTACCTTGTTTATTGGAAGAGAGATCAAGTCATTCTTGGTCTTTTCCAATTCTTCTTCTAACTTCTGCTTGATAAAGGGTAGATCTCCGGATTTAAATCTATCTTTATCTTGCTGTTTTAAGTTATGTAGCATTTGATTTATCTTCAAATCCACTCTGAATACTCAGTGCAATGTTCTTATTGTCAGATCTATCCCTCTGTGCATCTTGCATATTTTGCTTAGCAAGTGCTGTGGTATTACGATCAACACCCTCTTTAACTTTCTGCTCAAGCTCTTGTACCTTGAGTTGCAGCTTACTAACCTCAATGCGTTCTTTCTGCTCCAACTCAGCAGCCTTAAGCTGTGCATTTCTTTGACTAGCTTGCTCTGCTTGTTGTGTCTGAAGTTGAACTTGCTGTACACCAGCAGATACTTGATCTTGTTTATTCTGTTGTTCAGCTTGCATCTGTTGTTGCTGTTGAGATTCAGCTTGTTTCTGTCGTCTCTTGAGTTCAATACGAGATGGAATAATATTAGCACCTAACCCAAGAGAAGATGTCATCTCACGAAGTATCTCAGCTACACCCTCAATACCAACTATTTGCAGATACTGCTGATTACCAAGGATCTGTAAGAACTCGTTTCTTCTCATCTCCTGAGCACCCTTCATTGTGAGTGCCTGAGATCCTCTAGCAATTACTTGAATATCACCAGAGAACTGAATGTCAGGATTAGTTATCATATTCCAATAGAACTGATACTCTACCCTAGGCCTTATCAGACCGTCATCTATGTGCCTAATAGCATCCTTGATTCCCTTACTTGCAGACTCAAGTAGCATAGATAACCCTGACGCAGTTTGAGCTGCACCACCTGTGCGTTCATTTCCATATGCATATCGAGGGATGCCAGTTGCATCGTCAGCTCTTATCTCGAACTCTTTATACACTGCAAGTAACTCAGCAGCATTAGATCCTGGTTGCCAGAACTGTACTGCTCTGCCACCAGCACCTGTAGGGTCTGTAGTTACTTGCCACATCTTAAATGGGTAGATACTCTCTAATTCCTGGTCAGCAGCTAGACGATCCACATAGACCTCTACTTGAGGCCCAGCAGCAATACCCATGTTATTACTAAGTGCTCTAGCAGTTGCATTACACATCCGCTGAATATCTCTCATCAACTCAGGGAGAGATCTACCCCAGAAAGACCCTGGAATATTCTGAAAGCACGCTTTGTAGTAAGGTCTGCGAAGAAGGGGGTCATCATTGATGACACACTTGATAACACGATCACCTACTAGGATAGCTTCTACATCAAACTCTTTGTCAGTGTCATCTCCAAGATCACTCTCAGGGATACCCCAATCTACAAGAAGTTTATATGGAGCTGTACCAAAGAAGTGAATACCATGATATACACCCTTGTTAGCCCTATAGGTATCTCCTCTGTACTCTTCTATTGACTTCTCTTCTTCAATATCAGAGTCTATAAGGTCTGAGAAAGAGTTAGATTCATTCTCTAGAATCTCTCTGATATACTCTTCTGAGTAGCTCTCTACACCTATTAGCCCATAAAGCTCTTTCCTTGAAAGTCTTATGTGCTCACAGGAGTTACCCTCGTCTATCTTAGTTGCAGATGGAGATGGGTAAAAATCAAGTGGAGATACTCTTCTATTTAAGTAGCAATAATCTTCTTTAACTACAGGTTTCCCTTGTTCCCAGACCATCTTCTTTTTCTTAGCGATGATTGGGCCTTTCATTATTGCAGCTTGGAATACACAGAAGTCTTCTATGAAATCTGAAAGAGCTTCCTCCCAATCACCCTCATACAATTGATCAGATATAACCTCTTCAAACTTCTTGACCTCTACTTCCGCTAGCTTAAATATCTCATCAGCTATAGCTTCTTCTATATCTATCTGAAGCTGATTAAGTTCTTGTACACCAGCAGTAGCACCTTCTAGGCTACCATCTCCTTTCTCTTTCAACTCTTGAGATAGAGATCCTATTCTTTCTCTGATAGTCTGAGATACCTCTTCTGGTACATCAGGTACTTTACCTGGGGATATAGACCAAGCGTTCTCTTTAGCTGGCATCAGAATATCTCTGATCCACGACATTGCTGCCCTACACTTCGTTGGTGTAAGGTTCATGTAGATCTCAGAGCCACCAGTACTTTTGATCTGAGCTAGGTCTTCAGGATCATATCGTCCATTGTAGGCTCTGAGAGATTGCAATAGTTTATCTTCTATTCCAGATGTCTGTCTTGCATCTTTATTATCCTGGAAGACCTGACGGATGAAAGAAGATAAAGAAGATTGGAGTCTCTCAGAGTCTACTTCTTGTTCTAGTAATTCTTGTTCCCTTAGAATACTTTCTTCCATAGCTACAACTTCTGATGCTGAGGCTATAAGTATTCCAGGTCTATTATTAACTGTATCCACTCGTCGTTACACTCCTCGAAAGCCTGACGGCTTAAATCGAATCTAAAAGTTTCTTTTCTAATCTTCTACTCCGTATATTAGGAGTGTCCTTACCTGAGTTCCAAAGTACAAAGTCTCTGTGCCATTTAGAATCTATTAGTTCTTTAGCAGATTCTTTTATCTTTCCTTGTTGAAAGTATCTGAGAAACTTCTTGAAACCCAATAACCTAGTTAAACCTAAGTTGAATGCTAGTTCTATTAGCACTTCTACTTGTGGCTCCGAAGGCTGATACTTCCACTCAAAGGTGAGCCAGTTGATATCTTTTGTAGCTATTGATATATCTGTCACTAGTTGTTTCAACCAGTACTCTTTCTTTTCCTTATCTGTCCAGGTAGCATTAAAAGATAGCCAATCTTGTGCTAGCATTAAATGACCATAACCACCTGTCCATTTATTCTTTGTATCTAGATAGGGGTCTTTCTTGTAGCCTTCTGATTGAATAATAGAATCTATTAGCCCCATTGTTGAACAATAGCTTTCGCTATCCCCTCAAATGTTTTACTTCTATCTCTCTTCCTAGTGTCTGAAGGTGGCATCTTCCAAATTCTTTGCTCTCTGCCTTCTACAATATTCGTAGGAGTAAGATGTGGTAGGTTGTATAAAGCGAATCCAGTTCTCTTAGTCTCACCGTGACCAAATTGCCAAGGTTGGATGTACTGAGTATTTTTAAGATACTTAAATATAACACTTACTGGGTTTTCTAAGGCTACTCTATTAGAGTATAGCTTAGATAATTCCCACAAAGAAAGTGTCCAATCTATTGCTTCTCTTCTCTTGTAGTTGAGTGGCATGTTATTCCCATACCACCTATTACCACTGACAGCCATAGCTGTGCAGTCTGGGTGAAGTATAATCAAATCCCAAGTTCTTGTTGGGATAACTCTCATTATATCTTCTTGGTAGTGCCAATCAGGGTTCCCTCTTGTTTCTTGTAAGTCGCAAGAAAAACACTCATAACCAGACTCTCTAAATTCTTTAGTTATAGTTTGGGACTCTTCACATCCAACTAGTATCATAATAAACCATAGGTGCAATTACACCCACATAAACCTCGCTTGTTTAATAGGACGAGATATTAATCTGGACTTAGTTTCAAAGATAGCATCTCCGAAGGTGAGTGCCAGCGAGTCGGCTATGTCTGGTGATTCGTAACCCATTTTCTTCAAGTCCTTCTTGGCTAATAGCTGTATCTGCATCTTGCTGTTATAAAAGTATTCCATCGAAGTTAGCTGAGATATTAAATTAGTTTCCCTATCTTTACTGTAAGTTGGAATATCAGCTCCGTTATGTAGCCAATCTTGTGCTAGCATTAAATGACCATAACCACCTGTCCATTTATTCTTTGTATCTAGATAGGGGTCTTTCTTGTAGCCTTCTGATTGAATAATAGAATCTATTAGCCCCATTTAGATAACCTCTAATCCTAGTCTTTTATAAAAGGAGACAAGATTTGTTACACTTATACTATTTTCTCTAGGTTCCGCTTGGATCTTTATAGGATCTTTTAACTTGGATGATGCTATTTCTACTAGTTCTCTTGCTTTTCCTTGTCTTCTATATTTTTGAAACACATAAAGATTATAAATTATATTTAATTCCGTATCGTAATAGCAATATCCAAAATCAGTCAGTACATAGGTTTCTTCTCTCATACCCACATAAACCTCGCTTGTTTAATAGGACGAGATATTAATCTGGACTTAGTTTCAAAGATAGCATCTCCGAAGGTGAGGGCTATAGCGTCAGCAATATCAGGAGACTCATACCCCATCTTCTTGAGGTCTTTCTTTGCCATAAGCTGTATCTGCATCTTGCTGTTATAAAAGTACTGCATGGATGTTAATTGGGATGCTAGATTAGTTTCTCTGTCTTTACTGTAGGTAGGAATATCGGCACCATTGTGGAGCCAATCTTTCATCTTGCCCCACAACTGACTACGCAAGTTACAATAAACATTAGGTTCAGTTGATTTATTAGATACAATAACTTCTGCTACTGGAAGCCTTAACTGCTTACAACGATCATAGGTTCCAGCACCTACTCCGATGGAGTCAATAAATATCTTGTGGCAATTATGTATTGCTTGATACTCTGACACCTTAGACGCCACTTCCATGGTGTCGAGTCCTTTGAAGGTTCTGAAGTCAAGTATCTTTGGTCCTTGTCGAACACAGAAACAGGTAGAGTCATCACCAAAGCGAGCGACATCAATTGAGCCGATTTTAGGAAAGTTATTGTAGCTCTGAGGGTGAATGATGTTTCTAATACACTCTTCAACCACCTCAGAGGAGATGAACTGTGCTACACCTACGCGAGGGAATTTACCTTCTACACGCATTCTGTATAAATCGCTGTCAGTGCCGTATGTTTCGGCCATTTCAGCGATCCATGTCGCATTTACATTTGGGCTATCCTTCGCAGAGAAGTGAAGTTTAGTCCACCCTTGTAGATCCCTAGAGAACACTTCATAATAGCGTCCACTCGATCTAACTGGATTACTTACAAGGATGAATCTACCACCATTACCTGTAGATAAGGTCCCTAATAAGATGTCAAAAACTTCCTCAGTAACACCAGAGGCTTCGTCAATTATCGCGCAGTACGATTCGGAGTGTCCTCCTTGAAGCGACTCTTTATTATCAACACTTGCTGTTATTAAGTTTGCTACTTGTACATACTTACTTGATCCTGTGTAGTCTATTCTCTCTCTGGTTATATTAAATAACTCTTGCAACTGAGGGATCATTCTTCTGTACATCTTAGTTACTTCGGAGTACATAACCCTTGATAATTGCTGGAAAGAAGGGGATGTGAGAAGTACTCTGCAATCGGGTAAGATGATTAGATATAATAGAGTCATCATAGCAACACAGCAGGTCTTACCTGTCCCTGTTGCAGAAGCTACTGCTACCCTACATCTAGGGTCTTCGGCAGCCCTTACAAGCTGCTTTTGCTGATCTGTTAAACGGATCGAGAATATTGATTCTATTGCTGATACATGATCTTTAGACCAAGCAAGTATCAGTTGGCTGAACTCCTCTTGAGTTAAAGATCTAGGCATTATTATATTCCTCTAAATAAGAGATAGCAGCCTCAAGTGAGTTTATATTCTCTTTAAAAGAGCCTAATGCAGAGTTACATCTGACACACAATAAACCTCTTGTCTTACCAGTACTGTGATTATGATCTATCATGTAAGATCTCTTACTATCAGGGTAGACTAAAGAGTCACCACATATTGCACAACACCCTAACTGTTTATTCATCTTGTCTTGAATTTCTTCTATAGAAGAAGAATATGCCCTGCCTATTTGCTTTTCTCTTGTTTTTAATTTTTCTTCTGGACTTTTATATTTTCTTTTCTTTTCGTTAGATAAACTGTTAGAGTTTGCTCTCCTCCAAGATTTTCTTTGTTCTCTTATTTTTTCTTTATTATCTTGGTAATATTTTTTAGCACATGCCTTGCATTCATCTCTGAATCCATCGGCTTTCGTGTAATTTCTAAAAAAGTATTCTTCAGTTGATGGTAGTTCATTTTTGCATCTACAACATATTTTTCTATCCCTCTGTACAAAGATCTCTCTATTACTTGTACAGCAACTTTTACACCAAGAGTGTAGACCATCCTTGTGTGAGATGTCTCTCCAGAAATATTCTGGTAGTGCAGGTAATTCTCTCTTGCACTTACTACAAATCTTCGTATCCAATATTAGTTCTCCGTGTCTAAACTAATCCTGTAAATAAGTTAAAACTAAGGGAAGAAAGCCAGGATTACTTTCTTATCGGGAGCTACCCTATCCCTCAATTAGTGCTATAAGTCTCTTCTTGATTCTCTTTTCTGATAGGTCTAAGTAATCTATCAAGAGCATCATCAGAGTTAATAGACTCAACCTTAATATTCTCCTCCCAGACTCCCTGGGACTTACCGAGTAACTCAATAGACTTCAGTAAGGATGGGAGAACTTTTATATCTGGGTGATTCTTTAATCTCTCCACTAGCGATAACAGCTCTGACTGAAGATTCTTTTTACCTTCTGTCATCACAGTTAGTTTTTCTTTCTGTAATTCTCTGATACAAGCAGCTACATTACTTTTTCTTTTCAGGTAGAAAGATCTTATTCTGATAGCATCTTGATAAGGACCAGGAGTATTGCTATTAAGACCAACAGCTAAACCAGAGTCAATAATACTCCTCTGTTCATCTCCATGACTAGTTACAAATTCAGCATATAAGTACTCTTGATCTGTCAGAACACTATCATTCTCTTCTGACAGAAGTGCTAAGAACTCTTCATTGATCTTATCTGACCTAATAGACTCAGTTAAGAACCTAAGCTTATCAGGACTCTTCTGAGAAGATAAGAGAGCTTTAGTTTCTATGATTGTCTGAAACTCCTTATATGTATCTCTAATAGTTTTCCTTACAGTACTAGTAGATACCTGATACTTCTCTCCGATATCTTCATCTGACAACTTGCACTGTAGGTACTCTTCTATTATCTTCCATTTCTTCTGTAGGTCTAAGGTCTGTATGGTAGATCGGGTCTTTGTTATAGTCATAAACTACTCTATTAGTAGAAAAAGAATAAAGCTTCGCAGGTTTCTACCTACTATATGCCGAACAGGGTTAGTTACGATATACAACAAGTACCTAATAGTACTAATAGAACTACTA